CCCACCTATATTAGCACCACTCAATGTAATAGCATTACCGTTTTGTGATATTGTAATATTATTACCACCAGCGATTGTAAGCACTCCAGATGATACTTGTGCCATTACTCCTGCTGTGTTACCACTAAATGTCAGATTATGAACATTCTGTGTTTGTATAGTTTGTGATGGGTAAGAGGCTGAGGCTGTAATTGTACCAGCATTAAGACCGAAACTTACATTATTACTATTACTTAGTTGTAAAGTAGTAGCTGATTGAGTACCAGCCCCATTTACACCAAGTATATTAAAACCATCAGCTCCTAACCCCCCAGGAGCGGCTGAAAGTGATAATGTAAATCCATTACTGTTACTAGCAGTTGTTCCAGTTAAATTTGTTAATGCTAATGTAGGGTTACCATGTGAATGATTGGATTGAGCTGCTGTAGTAAGTCCGTTATGACTGGCAGTAATTGTTGATGCATTTGCACCAAATGTAATACCATTACTATTTGCAAATGATACATTACCTGAACTCCCAAGTATTTGAACTGAATTTTGGGTTTGTATAGATTGTGATGTTATATAATTAGCATTACTTGATTGATAGTCTGTTTTAACAGTAGCAATCAATGAGCCATTACTTAATGAGAAACTCACTCCATTAGAATTACCGAATTGAAGTGTATTTCCACTTGTATTTGTTCCAGATGCTGAAAAGTAAACCGGCTGTTGACTTTGGATAAATGACACAGAAGCAGTCATTGTGGATCCATTTAATCCAAATGTTACATTATTGCCATTGTTAAAAACTGTTGCTCCAGGAATAGTGGGAACAGTGTATGATGCTATAATCGAACCATTAGAATTACTAAATGTAACTCCATTTGAATTAGCAAATACTAATGTCTGAAATGTAGATGAACCTCCTGAAGCACTAACAGCCTGTCCACTTTGAGTAGTCAGTCCATTATGACTAGCTGTAATTGTGGATCCATCAGCTCCAAAAGTAATTCCATTACTATTTGAGAATGATATATTTCCAGAACTACCTAAAATCTGAACTACATTTTGGGTTTGTACTGTCTGATTAAATGGAAGTACAGATGCAGTAATAGTTCCATTATTGCCACCAAAAGTAACTCCATTAGCATTACCAAAACTAACATTTCCTGAACTATTTAAAACTAATACCGAATTTTGTGTTTGTATTGATTGATTTGGATAAGATGCAGATGCTGTTACAGTACTTCCATTTGTTCCAAAAGATACATTATTACTATTTGAGAATACATATGCAGATTGTGCAATAGTATCTACAGATGCTGTTAAAGTCGAACCATTTATTCCAAAATGTACATTATTTGAACCTTGGAAAACTAATGATGACTGATTTCCAACATTTACTGAAGCTGTTAAAGTTCCGTTTGTATATCCAAAAGATACATTGTTAGAGTTATTAAAATGTAAGACATTTGTCATTACATTATGAGAATTATCTCCTATTTCAATACCATTAGCTGATATAACTAATGATTCAAGAAAATCTTGTTCAGTGCCCGTATGCCCTAAGTCTAACCAAACCTGATATGCAGATTTGCCGTCGTCTCCTTTAAGAGAAGCAACAAAATCTTGTAAAGTCCCACTATTACCAGCATTTAACCATGCCTGATACGCAGAGTCTCCTCTAATACCTACTTGTATTGGAGCATTAATAGTAGAGATATTCTGTATAATTGGTGCTGATATAGTCGATTGTAGAATCGAAATAGGGGCTGTAATGCTAATCATTTATACTACCTCAAATTTCAGTCATGTGTAATATCTACTACAATAACAAGATCCCCTGAATATAAAGATCTTACCACCCCTGATGTATCTGTTGTTTCAAATTCCCATTCGTATGGCCCTGCTTTTAACCCTAAGTTAAGTTCAGGAATGCTAAATAACCATGCATTAGCATCAAGTATAAGAATAGTAGCAGGTACAGTAATAACTTGATTTACTGTTGTAGGTATTGATGTTAAACGAACACCAAGCATACCTGATATTTTATGTCTAAAATCAATCCTACATGAAGCACAGGGATGTGGCATAGGGTTACTATCTTGATCAACAACAGGCCCAATTTCAAGACCTTCCCAAGTATCACCCTCTGTTTGACTTCCTAAATCAACATATGCAGGAATCATGCATTACACCTTCATAATATATTCTTTTTGTTTAATAAAGAGATATAAATTAATATGTCATGTCTTTAAGTGACAAATGAAATGATTTAATAGCATTTGTTTCAGAAGTTGAAAACTCTAATTTTAATGCTTTCCATTCATCTTCAGTAATATTAAATTTATATTTTCCTTTACCTCTGTGAATCACTTCAAAATCAAGCAGCTCAAAATTCTTGTGTCTCAAATACGATGCAAACCAGATGTCTGTTGTTTCCACAAATAACCTCTCTTTTTATTTAAAAAATTAACAACACGGTAAAAACAAATACTTTTCTGATGTTTTACATCCACATAATAAAAAAGGGCGTTACCCATCACAGGTAACGCCCTTTTATTTAAAAATATAGAGTATTTTAATACTTACAAATCTACTATGCTACTATTAGCTATTGAATACGCTAATTCTTTAAGTTGCTCTAAAGGAAGTTCAATTTCTGAAACATCTGCACTATTTTTTGAACGTACAGATAATACCACTCTACCATTGTATGTTTGATTTAGAGAAACATACCCAGGGTATGTATTATATTCTGTTTCTGTATAAGCAAAAATATTCTTTGGCATTATTTTACTCCTGAATGTCCAAATCCTCCACCCCGAGATTCTTTATTGATTTCATCTACAAACTCAATTGTATATTTTGGAATGGGTGATAATACAAATTGAGCTATGCGATCACCTACATTAACATAAAACACTTCTTTACTATGATTTATTAAAATAACTTTACATTCATCAGTATAATGCTCATCAATTGTTCCAGGACTATTAAGAACAGTAACACCCTTTTTAAATGCTATACCAGATCTTGGGCGTACTTGTATTTCATGCCCAGGAGGAATGTCAAGAAATAGGCCTGTGCTAATTATACACCAAACACCGGATCCCATAATAACATTTTCCGAAGAACGTACATCAAATGCAGCATCAGTCGAATGTGGTCTAGAACAATCCTGAATTCCTGAAATATCTTTAACTTTTAACGTCAACTCTTTTGAACACTTACAATCCATAAATTTTTACTCCTTAATGTTTAGTTCTTTGATTAATTCAATCCATTTCGCAGTTAGAAGAGGAGGTTTTGTTTTTTTAGGTCCTCTCATTTGTGGGTATTCTAACGGTTTTCTTTTTGGGTAAGCAATACTATATGCTTTACTAATTTTATTAAACAGTTGTTTACCTAGTGTTTTTCCTCTAGGCTTTTCATTTGGGTGTACATAAGGAAGTGCTTCGCGTTCGTAATAATCAGCTAAAGCTCTAAGAACTTCTGGGAGGGAGAAACCTAATGCTGCAAGACCTGTACGTATAAAATTCTTTGAAACTTTGCCTTCGTAAGAGTTAATTTGTCTATGAATGACACCTCTTATTAACCCACCTCCATTTTTACCTATTTTTGAATTCGACCTCCGATGTTGATGGTCTACTACCATCATATCAACAGGGAATTTCTGCTTGAGGATAGGGCAAATCCCGTTCTGTTCTTTATGTAATCTCTCTCTTAAAGCAAACAGCTCTTTCGTTTCAAGTTGTATCAATGCATCTATATTCACAACAAACCTCCCTAAAACAGTAGTGTTTACTTATGTTTTAGGGAGGCTTGTGTTTTTTATTTTATGCGGCCTTTAGAAGTGTATCCATTACATTGATTTTAAACGGTTCTGAATTATACATAGCATTCTCAAACCGTGCAGCACTTGTATTGTGCAGAGATGTACGAACAATTTTACTATGATCTGCCCATTCAATGGCAGCTTGATACAACCCATAAGCGGTGCCTTTAACCCCTATAATATCAGAACCTGCACCATTCTCGACTAAATCAAGAACTTGTGCAACTTTTCTATCTCTTTTTTGTTTGAGGAGTTGTTGTTTTTCACGTAACACCTGAGCCCTAAGAGTGTTGATAGGGATAATCTTACTATTGGAAGTTACAATAAGAGAATTCTCATCATAAGGGAAAATTGTATCCTCCAGAATAGCTTTCATATCCTTCAAAAGCATTTGTTTCCCCGATAATGTTTGAAGAGCCTCCTTAGTTTTATCCTGGTATTTCTTTTGTGCCGCAATCATTTTTTCAATTTCTGCTACTCTTGAAATAACATCTCCCATATGGCGAACGTTATATGTATGTTTTGCACCCTCAAAAGCAGCTAAAATCGTGTTAGCACAAACAACTCGTACATTAGTGAACAAAATACTTACTGGGACATTACCAGTAAAAGCATTTCTAAATAATAGAAACTTTTCAATAGGATCACCTTTAACTACTTCAAAAGTATCTCCTTTTAAGAGGATCCAGGTATACTTACCATTTTTGAGTGATCCTACGGTCTCAATTGTCATACCGGATTTCATAACATGTGTATCAATAACATCCCACATATCTGAATTTTGGTATATCCGATATCGACCAGTACATGATCCTAAAAGACCCTGTGTATCTTCACGCATGATAGCATATTTCTCTGGTATACGTACATAATTAGTCACACCATTAGCTCCAGGAATCTCAGCTGATGTGTTAACTTTAGTAGCAATCCAGGTAAGGTAACGTCTACGAGCATCATCGACCGAGATATCATCTTCAATAATATCACCAATTCCATGCCAAGGTTTTTCCCTTACTGATAATATCTCGTCATGTTCCATTATTTCGTGTGCCATATTAACTCCTTTAACTTTAAGATTATGATCTTTTACATACATCAGTAGTACGATTTAATATCTCGACCATTTTTTCAAATATGTGCTTATTAAAATACCCTATATTATATAATAGGAATAACAATTGTACTTGTATCTCATCAATTCCTGCATCATTATATATAACAACACCTGATTTTATAGCTAATTGTTGACAATCAGATGAATGTTCTGATGAATGGGGTTCGAATGGATTTTTATGACGCATTATATGTATTACTGTACCTTTTAGTTCATTTTCAATAAAATCAACTTCATTTTGATATCGTACATCATCAATAACAATAGAATTTTGAGTACAGAATGTTTCTATTCTTTGATGCAGATTTCGAATCCATATATCTTCACATACTTTTTCTCTTAAAAGATCAGTAGCAAGTAAACGCATTGCATTTCTTGGGGAAATACCCCATCTAGGGTCAACAATTTCTTTATGATTACGATCACTCATTTGATCAGGTGTAAAATTAAATATAGCAAAACACGCTCTCCTAACTGGATCTGCAAATGATAGACACTTAAAATCAAGTTTATTCACTAAAAATTTTGAAACTATAGATTTTCCAGATCCTATATCACCATGTATTCCTAAAACAAATCTCTCTTTCTGCATACTACTCCTCTATTTAAATTAATGTAAATAATATAGCATCTAATGTATCAAAATGCAACTGAATAAAACATCAATAAATAATTATGTTTCCGTTAAATTTTAACAAGGATTGTATAACGAATATGCCAATTAATTTTGAAGCAGATGAATTTACGTCATTAACAGTTAAAGAGAAAAGAGAATTAGTTGTAACCGAATTTACAAAATGTAAAAACGATTTTGAATATTTTATTAATCATTACGCACGTATCAGACATCCAAATGTTGGTGTAATTCAAATGAAACCATTTGATTTCCAACTAGATGTAGCACTTCCAATATCACAAACATTACATCAGAAAAGATCAGTTGCATCAATAGAATCTCTACGTTCATTCAAATATAAATTTGAATATGAAAAGTGGTGGAAAAATATAGCTGAGAAAAATATTGAATTATCTCGTGTTATCCCTGCTGAACTCCATAATTTCTACAAAGTAACATCAAAACATACTGATTTTAATACTCGTGTTGATACTATATTACTGAAATCCAGACAGACAGGACTTTCTACAATTTTCCAAGTTCTTGTAGCATGGCATATTAATTTTAATCGAAATATTTACGATCTTGTAATGTCCCAAACCGATAGAGAGGCTATTAAATTTCTTGGTGATCTTAATGCTGTGTACTCTGAAATTCCTGGTCCCTTAAAATCAAAACTATTAAATGCAAATGAGCACGAACTCTGGTGCAGTATAACAGGAGATAAATCAAAAAGATCAGGCATTCAAGCACTTCCACCTACTGCAAAAGCCGGACGTTCTTATTCTCCTAACTTAGTTGTACTTGATGAGTTTGCTGAATACGCCCATGCTGAAAAAGTATGGACTTCAGTTTCTATGTCAGTATCTGCAGGTGGTATTATTGTAATTATCGCTACTCCTAAAGGCGTTGGTAATCTATATCACAAGATATGGCAAATGACTAATAAGTCATTAACTCTAACAGTTAGTACTAATAAGACATTAGAAAACCAAGTAGCAATAGATCTAGCACAACAGGCATTATCTGTATTTAGACCAATGGCAGTACATTGGTCGCAATTACCAGAAAGTGAGTTCTCAAGACGTGGATTTACTTCTTCATTGAATTGGTACAAGCATATGTGCTCAAAGATTTCAATGGAGAAAGGTGCAAAAGCAATTGCACAGGAATTAGATCTGGACTTCGCAGCATCTGGGAATACCATGGATGCTAAAGTAATTGAGGTTCTAACTCAGAATTGTTTAGAAAATGTAGTTGAAGACATTATGGTTCTAGACACAGATATACCAGGATTGATTGTATATTCGCCTCCTACTGATGATGGAGAATATATGCTGGGCGTTGACACTGCTGAGGGTGTTAAAAGTGATTCGAGTGTGGTAATAGTTTTTAAACTCCCTAAAACACTAAATGACGGGGTTCTGGCTCAGGTGGTAGCTAAATATGCAAGCAATAGTATTTCTATACGTAGATTTACTGATATAGTGCGTTTAATAGGGACATTTTACAACAATGCGTGGATAAATACTGAAAGAAATAACCATGGGCATGTTCTTTTATCATATTTTGTGGAAGATGGGCAATATAAAGAGGATTTAATACTTAACAGATTTGATGCAATTAAATCTGTTTTTACAGTAGGTGTAAAAGGATGGGGGACACAACCAGCGTCAAAAATGCTGCTTATAGCTACATTTCAAGATTACGTAACAACATATAAAAACGAAATTAGTTTACCTTTTGAATTTTGTAATGAATTAAGAACATATATACAAAAACCTGATGGTAAATGGACTGCACAATCAGGGTACCATGATGACCATATTTTGGCGTATGCTATAGGTATACTTGGATTTAAAATGCTTGTTAGATATAAAGAATTTTTACGCATGCATTCATCTGACTATTCAGCAAATGAAATCGATGACGATTTGTTACTTAGTAGTTCATTATTAGTGAAGGAAGAAGGACATCCTATCGCTGAGTACCTCAGTCGTTGGAAAGAAAAGCAAGATAGAAAATATATACAAAAAGATCAAGTTGATTTAGATTCCCTTAGATCAAAATTCAAAATCAAAAAGTCTGAAGAGAAAGAGAAAGAGCTTTTAAATGGTATAAAACATAGTGATGAACATAAATATGTAAGTAGAGTAATTGATTATGACGATGAAGATGATTTTATAATTAGCACATTCTAAAAATACACTTAGGAGAACACAATGACTGTCAAAAAAGGGAGTTTTGTACCAGTAAATGATATGCTTACTCTTGAAGAAGAAAAAAAGGCCGGTACAAAAGTGAAAGAAGATGTAAATTCAAATTGCGATGTTAGTATTGATGTTACTCCAAATACTAATCAACCTGTAATTTCAAGACAAGGTATGATCCCACAAGTTGATTTAGTATGGGGTTTTATGTTTGCTGATATGCCTACTATATATACTGATGGTAATACAATTCACTTTGATGGGGAGATAAGTAAAGATAGTGTTGATATGTTAAAACAAACTATCATCTCTACTGGACAAACAGTACTTACACAATATCATCAATTAGGGATTCACGATCCTAATCAAATGCATATAGATCTTCGTATTGCTAGTCCTGGAGGAGTTATTTCAGCTGGTTGGGATTTAATTGATTTTATGAATAATTTTTATATTCCTATTAACACAATAGGTACAGGTACTGTCGCGTCTATGGGTGTTATGGTTCTTTTAGCCGGTAAGAAAAGAACACTGACTAAAAATACACATGTACTAATCCATCAATTCAGAGCAGCTATTCAAGGAAAAAGACAAGATTTACTTGATTATATGAAACATTATGAAGATATGCAAGTACAAATTGTTAAATTTTTTGTTGCACATACCAATCTCTCTGAATCAACTATTAATGAACTGTTACAACATGAAACATGGATGAGTGCTGAAGTTACTTTAGGTAATGGTTTTGTCGAAGCTCTCCTATAATATATAAGTTATAAGAGTTGATGTACGTAATAGATGCACAATATCCATTAGGAATAAATTGTCATGGCTGATAATACTGAGAATGGTGGTTCTAATAACGGTGAGGCTAGTAATATCACTGATATAGTAAGTGCAATTGAGCAATTAATGACATCTACTGTTGAAGGGATTCGTTCATCAGTAGATGGTATTACTAACTCACTAAGCTCATTACAAGGCAGCCTTGATAAAATGAATCGCCCATCGGGTTCTTCAGCGTCAAATGGAATGCCTGGAGTAGGTGGTGCAGGCATGGCATCGCCTGGAGTAGCTACACCTGTTGATATTTCTAGTGTTATGGAACGTTTGGTTAGAACAGTAGGAACATTAAACCAAACTCTTACTGATTCCAATAAAGCACCGGAACAGATACCTGGTGGGAAAGCTATATATAGTGCTGGGCAAGTTGCTGAAATGCAACGCCATATGCAGCAAATAGGTTCTGGTAGAGTTAATACAGATATCCCCACATTTGCTACACAAGGTCCTACATTACAACCTTCCCCTCTTTCCACATTACATCGTTCTAATGATTTACTAGGTTTAAATCTTGGACTTTCTGGAAGAGCTGAGAGAGGGCAATACCCAACCCATGATAACTCAATTGGTATAGGAAGTGATCTGAAATCATTCTTAGGTAAAAATGAAATGATGATCAGAACCCTTCAGGGAAGTCTTGGAAAGTCCTATGAGTATGCTCAAAATGCTGGACAAACTGGGGACGATTATAGAAATACTGTTTTTGCTAGGTCAAAAATGCAATCATTCTATGCATCTCAAGCAGCGGCAGGTACACCTGTAACTCTTAGAGAACAAGGTTTGATGAATGTTGGGCTGAATGAAAGAGCAATGCGTGATTCAGGAATGCTCACAAGTCAGGCTGGATCTAGTTTAAGTAGATTAATATCAGCACATCAAAGTGCAGGTACAAAATATAGTCCTTTTATTTCTTTAAGTGGTGGCGAAGGGGAACCTGGGCAGACTGTCAGTACTAAAAGTTATATGAAAGCTGATCAGATGGGTGCATATGGTGCCGGTCTTTTACAGACAATGACTAGCATGGATCAGGCATTAACTGCTGGAGATGTTAAACAATCAGTAGTTAATGATATTAGAAATAAAGCTAATTCAATTAGGGATAATGTTGTATCAAATATTTTAACTCCTGGAATGGCAGAAAAAATACAAGGAGTGGGTGTTAATTTAGGTGATGTTAATTTACAAAGTGTTCAAAGTGCTCAAGAAAAAGCAGGTAATGCTCACAACACTTTAATGAAATTAAATGAACAACGCCTAGCTAAAAACTTAGAATTAAACAAAGTAATACAAGAAGAACCACATGGTGATGAAAAAGACGAAGCTACTGGAAAATATAAAAGCCCTAAAGTTCAAAAGATTCAAGATCGTATAGAAACTCTGGATAAAAGAAGCTCTGCGGTAGAAACACAAAGAGATTTAGCTGAAAATATATACAAACAAGGTCGTTCAGATATTACAAATGCGTTTACAAATGCTGATATACAGAAACTTAATAAAAGTGGAGATCAATCATTACAAAAAATCGGTGCTACTCTTGATACTGTAAATAAAGTACAGCATGGTTCTAGTGTGTATGAAGGCACAGCTGAAATGACTAGAGCTGAAAAAGTAAAAGGCGTAGTTGATGATAAAGTAGCTGGCGGTAACGAATTTGCTGCTGCAATGATGAAAAACTTGCAGTGGTCATTAATGTTTGCTTTTTCAGGGACTGTATTTCAAGCACTTTCTCAAATACCTCAACAAGCCACATACGAAACAGTACAACCTGTGTATTCAGGTATTTCGAATATTATGGGTTTATCACCTCTTAAGAATGAGGTGATGGGTTTTGGTGAGCGTTCCCCTGCAATCTTAGGAGAAATACAGGATAGAACAAACTCATTACAATCATTATTAGGTTCCAGATCTGCTGCTACACAGGCGGTTAGTTCAGCACTTGATATAGCAAAAACCCAGCCAATCCATTTTACTGAAGCTATGCAGGTCATGACTTCAATGGCTACGTTGCCTAGCATTAAGTCACAAGCTGCAAATCCTGCATTTCAGAAAACAATGCTTGAAAACGTCCAGATGTTGGGGATGGTTAATCCTGAGCAGGGAACTGGCGGTGCATTATTTGCTATCCGTGAAATGCTTGCTGGACAATACCGTTCTTTACAAATGCGTTTCCAGATGTCTCCTGATTTATTAGCTTCTTATGCAGGTAAAACAACTACTCAGATGAAATCCTTATCTGGTGTAGAGATGATGAACACTATGAACCAATCTTTAATGGGTATGTTTGGTGGTTCAGAAATCTTAATGCGTAAAGGCGCTGAAGGCGCTGTAGTAACTAAAAATATTACTGATACAATGGCGTCAAGTATCCTAAACCCAATGGCTAGTGAGCAAAATCCAGCGACTCTCGCATTGCTTAGAAATGCGATGGGTACTAAACCTGGAGACATGGGTAAATTAACAAGTTTATTACCAGATTCTCAACAACAAGCTATTCGAGGAGCTGCATTAGAATCAGTAGCAGGAAGATATGGAGTTAAATATGAACGTGAAGATTCTATTGACTCATTAGCTCAAAAGTACACTGAGAAAAGAGGAGGCTCATACGATAGAAATAAAGAAATGCTTTCTCGTGATGTTGGGCAACAAACACGTAATAATGTAGAGAGTTTGTATGGCACGCCGGCAGGTGCTCAATCATTAATATTAACAGGTATTAATAAAGCTTTAGGATCTGTATTAACAAATTTCTCTCCATCAGCTGGAATTAGTAGTGCTATGAATGGTTTCCTAACTCCTTTTATGGGAAGAATGGATACATATGATACAAAAGTAGCACAAGCAGATAAGAGTTCTAATAGTGATTCTGAACGTAAAGCTGCTGCACATGAACTTGTTTCTGGTTTCTTTTCGGATGTGAGAGGAGCTATCCATTCAGTTGCAGCATCGGTTGATAAATCAGAACTTAAAGGAATTATCAAAGAAGTTACTGACACCGTTCGTATAGGAGCGCAAGAAGTTTTCGCACCTATTGGTAAAGCTATTATGATACAAACTGCTAAAACTGCTATAGATATTCCTAGAGTTATGATAGGAGGTGGTTTATCAGCAATTGGTGGTGAAGCCCTTGATATGACTAAAAGTGTGGGGCATGTAGTTGGTAAGACATTTAGAACACTTACAGGCACTTCGAGTGACGCAGATAAAAAAGAGGGTTTAGGTACTTCTGAAGGGGTTATGCGTGGCGCTGCAAGTGCTGTTAGTATGTTGGCGTGGCAACAAGGTATTGCAGGACTACGAACTGCACCATTACGTGCCGCTGCAAAATTCGGGGGCTTATCATTAGTATCTCAAGGTATTAGCGAACTTGCTGATGGTAGTGGTGGTACTAGTGCATTATTGAGTGGAGCATTTGGAACTGCATTAACAATGTTACCGCAGGTATTTACTAGTACATTAAATAGAGCGGTAGCTACATCTGTGAATAGATCAGCAAGTAGACTATCTACAGGACATGGTGTAACGGCGGCAAATGTAGGAGCAGTTGAAGAAGGTTTATTTGGTAGAGCGGGTGCAATAGGTGGAGGTGTAGTTGATGCAGTTACAATGTTTTCAGGGTCCGATGCCTTTGTATTAGCAAATAAAAGAAGAAAAGAAAGTGGTATACTTTCTTCTACACAGGCTTTAGATCCAACTACTGGATTGATGAAAACCACATGGAAACAGGAATCGGGATCAGGATTAAACGCTGCTGTTGAAAGTCTATTCGGTACCGCTGTTTTATCTAAAGCACGAGGCGGCATAGTTCCTAAATTAACTGGCGAAGATGCTGCACTAGCAACAAGTGCATATACTACTAAGGGTTTTTTTGGAAGCTATCTAGGGAAAGGTTTAGGAGTTGTAGGTGGTACAGTATCAGCAGCAGTTGGAGCACATGATTTAATAACAAATAATGGTTCCAATAATGCTATGCAAACAACGGGATCTTGGGTACAAGCTATTGGAGGTGCAACGGCTGCAATAGGTCCATTTATTCCTGTAGCCGGGACGGTTGTTACAGCTCTTGGGTTACTTGCATCCGGTATAGGGGGTGCTCTAAATTATTTTGGAGGAAAGTCAAAAGAAAAAGAAGAAGAAACGTTTAAAAAAGATAAAGATATATCTGAACAACGTGATGAAATATTAAGACAGACTATTACTATACCTGAAACTGATACAAAAACAGCAATGGGTAAATCTTTTGATGCATACTCCCGTAATGCTCATTTAGATGCTGTAATGGAAGGTAAGGATTTAGATGAGTTTCGGAAAAATAATGAAACTCTTAGTACTTATCATATAGAATCAACAAAAGGATTAAATTCTGATCTACTAAAAATATACGATTCATCTCAACAAGAACATAATAAAGGTTGGGGAGAAGAAACAAATAAATTAGGGAAAGAAAATGATTTTATTAGAGGAGTACAACCTCTAATGCAAGATTTCGCAAGTCGTGCTTTTGCACATCCAGAAGCTGTATATACACAAAAAGATGGTATAATTACCAATACAGTAAAAAGTGATGTACTTGCAGATTTAACTAGTAAATTTAAAGGTTTAGGATTAGGTGATAAAGAAGCATCAAGTGCTATCGGTGTACTACTATCTAAAATAGATAGTGGAAGAAAGGGGTATGATGATACCAAAGCAAATGTTATAGCAGGATTTAAAAATACTGCATCTGACTCTATAAGAAACTTTGTAGGAGATGCTAGATTTGGAAATACTAGACCTGAAGATGTTGCTAAAGACTCATTTGATACACCTCAAGCTATGCAGGCATTAGGTGAAAAAGTAGTACGTAATATAAATAAAGCTAATGCATTACAGAAAGAAGGTGCAGGGAGTGTTGATGAGGTAATGACTTCTGGTGTAGGACTATGGGGTGTATCCCCTGAAAAAGCTCTAGCGTATGAGAAGGCTCAAGGTGCATACGAAGCAAAAATGCTTGAAAATGGTAACATTGACCCTAAAGCAATGGCAGGTCCTGGTGGTCTTGCTATGCGTATGAGAGTGGCAGGAGTTGTAGGTGAAGAAAGAGCTGAAGAACTTGGCAGCATGAATTATGACAAACATATGACTGGTATACTTAAAAATGAAGCTGGTTTTATGCGACAAATAGACAAAAAAGAGATGCCATCAGGTTTCTCAGCTAGAGATACAAAAGAGATGGATGTTATGACTGAAGCTCTTAGTAGTATTGGTAATGTAGCCGGTTCATCAGCTTCATCATTAGATACTCTTACCGCAGCATTAACAACATTTTTAACAACAGTAGAAAGTTTCGATAACCCGAAGAACAACAAAGGAGCAAGTAAAAGTGCAACAGAAGAACCTGAAGAACATAAAGGGGACACTCAAAAAGAATTAAATATAGAATCTTGGGTGTCTAAAAAAGAGACCCAACAAGAGGCATGGAGTAAAGAACACCGTGCTATGGGATTAGGTGCATTACAAAGCGAATTATCAGAAAATAAAAAGACAGAAAGTGAAAGAAGAGAAAATGAAAGTAGTGGGATATGGGGAGAAAAAGTAACCCCATATGAAGAAAATGCTCGTAAGGAATTCGATGAAAAACAAAAAAATATAGAAAAATTTATCAAAGATAAAAAAGAAACTGTAGGGGACGGTGTTGCTGCTATTGAACCTGAGTTTAATGCTATTTCATCAATTCCAAAACCAGATAAAAGTATACTTGATCGCCTTAGTAATTTTTTTGTATCTGAAGCAGTAGCCGATGAATTACCAGAACAGTATAAGGACAAACCGGCAAAAGATTTAGGAGTTCCTAATCCTGATCAACTAGATGAAGATAGAGCATTTAAAAAACAACAAGAAAAATTCTGGGATAATTCTGAAAAAGGTAACCCTGTTCAAGAGAGAGTAGATGCAGAAACAAGTAATTCTGGATACACAACTGCTTTAGAAAGGGAACAAAGAGCAAAAGCACCTGAAAGCCATAATAAATTTAATCGTGATACAGGTTCTGGTGGACAATTAACTCAATATTCACCTACTGGGTTTATGCAACGTTGGAATATGCCTGCAGGTGAAACTGGTGGCTCACCTACTACTGCGGGATGGTTTTCTCCTCAAACAGACGGAACACAAGCTGACAAAGAAGAAATGTCAAGTGCTTTAAGAGATATGTTAAACCAAGGGGAAACTGTAGCACCTACTGGTAATATGTCGATGAGTGAAATAGGTGAACAGATGAGTATGATGAGTCAAAACCCCGGAACTACATATCATTCAGGAGGTCTTGATATTCAATTTGCTACTGAAAAACAGATGGCATTAAGTCAAGCGATGGCATATAGGATGGATGCATATCAAGCAAGAAATGCACCTACAAATGATGACTCTGGTAACCAAATATCAGGAGATGCACATTTTTATGGTGCTAAAGTTATCTATATAAAAGATACTAGTAGCTAATCAAAGTATTTTATTAAATAGATATAAAAATGCACAGTTTATTAGCTTAAACTGTGCATTTGTATTTTTTATGCACTCATTTCTAATTGAACTCTTTGATATATTTAATTTAAAATTTTATTGTATTCTTAAAACATAAATAGCATATGGTTTAATAATTTTTATTTATTAAAGGTAAAGAATACAATGGCAATACCAACAGCATTCATGGTTGATAAATTTAAACCGATGAAAATCACGAAAGTCGATGTTGTTTTTGCCGATAAACCAGGTAGGAATCGGAATATATATTCTACCGCTGTTCTAAAAGAAGCAATTGTATATTATAAAAAATTAATTGCTTTAGATCCTACATATAAATACTCCTTTGCAAAACACCCGAAAGATAGTGATGAAGAATGGATTGGATTAATAGCCGCTGCTATTGATGATATCTATTTTAACGATGCAGAAGGAACAGTACAAGCTGATTTTACATTACTTCCTACTATATGGGGGCAATTCATAGCTTGGTTACTGTCTAATGAATACCATGTTGGTATTTCCTTACGTGGAAAAGCCGAATCACAACCTTCGTCAATAGAACTTGGTGGAAATACAATATCAGTAAATCAACGTTTCAATTTAAAATTAGAAGGCGTTGATTTTGTTGTGTACCCTTCATATATCGTCACTAATGCTTCAAAAGCAAATATATCAGAAAAATCATCTGATGAAAGTGTAGACGCATTAGATTCAATACTGCCTTCATTGTGTCGAGATAATACAATGGCATATTCAGAAGTTCTAGAGAATTTCATAAAAGATACCTCAACTGAATATGGTATTTTAACAGAAGATATTAAAACCTTATTAACTATACCCGTAAACAAAAATGTAGCAGAGGAGACTCTTGATATGGATGAATTGCAAGTACGTGAAGCTCAGGTGCAAGTCGATAGACTTAGCGTCGAAAAAGACAAACTGTCTGCAGAGATTGCTTCTCTTAAAAAAGAATTAGAGCAAAATACACTTTCTGCCGATGAAAAGAAAGTAGTTATTGCTGATCTTGATGCAAAAATTTCTAACAGTCAACAAATCGTAACCGGTTTAAGTCAACTTGAAGAAAGACTAAATGCAAAAAAAGAAGAACTCGCTGTAACTGAAAGTAAAATCGACGGTTTAAATACAAATTACGAAAAATTAACTGCTGAATACCAAGAGCTTAATGTTAAAGCAGAAAATCAAAGCACTGTACGTATCGCCGGTAAGCTATTCACTTCTGATGCCCCGCCAAAAATCAGAGTAATTGAATCCTCTGAAAAAACTACAAATGCTGATTGGAATCTTGTTGATGCTTCAAAAATTGTTAAGCTCGTTGCTTTAACAAACAATGAAACTCTTAATAAACAAGTATTTGCTGTTTCTGAGGGTACTTTATCTTGTCCTGTCTATCAAGCATTCCAGTCTACAAGTACCGAACATGACATTGATCTTGTACTAAATAATAATGCTCTTCAAGCAACATCAGATTATTTAGTAGCTCGTGAAAGTATGTCTATGTCAGCTGCTCAAAAAATGCAAGCAGTTAGTTTCTTACATACTAAATACACTGAACTCGAGACTGCTGGTATTAGTGAAATTCCTGAGTTCTTAAAAGATGTAAGTGCTAGATCGGAAGTATTAAGCAAAATTAAATTTGATGAGCCTGATGCATTCACTGAAGCTGTAATCGAATCCGCTGTCTTCAATGGTATGGTTCTTGTCACTCCGAAGGAAAAAGTAACTGAAGGAAGTGAAGAAGTTGATGATACAATTATGGTAAGTCGTGCAGTTGCTTATGATAACATAGCTGCTGCTATTTCAAATACTATTCTTGGTATCAATAAGGGTACTTTACTAGCTAAAGCTGCAAAAGTAACTGAAATGACCTCTACCGCCTCAATGGGTAGTATGATGGGTGGTGCAGCTGATGACGGAAGTACAGCTACATCAAGTGATGATCCTCTTTCTTCATTCATTGATACTTTAATCACTAGTCCTGATGGAAGTCCTACTGATTTTTCTGATGCATTCGGTATCCAGAATCAAGATGACTTCATGAACAAATTTATTGGACCATTAAACGATTCAATAAATAGTGACAACATCATGATTGCTCTTGGCATGATCCAAATGGCAGTTTCAACATTTACACAAGCTATGGTTGATGCTTCCGATGACACAAATGTAAGTGACTATATTACTGCTGCTTTCCAGGCTATCGCTTCAGTTATTACTCCTGAAAACGATGAAACCGGAGAGGGTGGTAATGCACTTCCTGATAATCAAAATATTAATACTGGTGCTAAAAATAATCCTGTAACCGAACAAACCGAAATTGGAGGCGATGATAAAATGCTATTTGACGATCTTAAAGTTGTACTAGAGAAAAGATTCGAAGGTGTTGCAATTAATACACCTGAAGAACTAACAAAAGTGGTAGAGAAACTTGTTGCTGATTACGAGATGACTTTCGCAGAAATGAAAGCTCTTGAATTCGCAACTGCTAAAAAAGATAAATCTGCTGTTCTAGCTGCTGCTGGTGTAACTGAAGAAGTTATTAGTACTGAAATCACTGCTGCTACTACAATCGAAGAACTTGAAGCTGTTACTGCTAAATTAATTGCTGAAGTTGAAACTGCTAAAACAGTTGTAACTGAATCTGTTAAAGTTGAGGATGTCCTTGATCCTACTGCTACACAGAAAAGTCATGCTGTTGTTCCTCCTGTCACTGTTGCACCTGATAGTGCCGGAATGGTTTCATTCAAAAAAATTATGGGTTCCATTTAACACAATTTAAAGTATAAGACGGTTTTTTATTAAAACGTACACTATAAGTACAAACAAAAGTATCCCAGGAGGAAACTAGGATGGATGACAAAATTAGAGCATATGTAGACGAAGCTAAAAAAGATATTACTAATATATCTGAGGATATGGTTGATATCTATCATGCGCTTCTGGAAAATCAAGGTATGGAACTTCAGAGAGTTTCAGAGCAGACAACTACAGCAAGTATTGACCGTGTTGCTACAGTTTTCTTGCCGGCAATTAAAAAATTAGCACGTGATTCCATTATCAACAAAGTTGTTGGTATTCAGCCGATCCCTGATCGTGTTGCTATTGTGCAGTATTTGGATTACGTATATACTGGATCTGCTCTTGATCAAGCAGGTGGCACTATCGCAGCTGGTTCTTCAGCTATCGACAATGTATCTCTTGCTTACTCCAACGATCCTGGTGAGGGACAAAGTATTACTTCAACTCTTGACTTCGTGTTAAGAGAAGAAGGCGTCAAAGCTCGTCAGAGAAAACTTGCTGGTAAATGGACATTTGAGGCTGGTGATGCATCTTCTAAACTCGGCATCAATGTTGAACAAGAAATCACCAAGGCACTTTCTGCAAAAATTGTTGACGAAACAAATTTTGAGATCCTTTCTGACCTTTACGCCAAAGCTACTGGTTCTACCAGTCAGACTTGGACTGCACCTCTTGTTGGTGACGCTCCTGACATCAAAACACGTAAAGAGAAAGAGTTGTTCTATACAGTAGTTGACGCTGCTGGTGAAATTTACAACAAAACTCGTAGATATCCGAACTTCGTAGTTTGTAATCCGAAGATCGCTGCATACTTCAAACGTTCAGGTGACTATGTTGCCCCGACTGCTGAAAAAGGACAAGTTTCTATGTTGAAACGTTTGTTCTTAATGGGTACATTGAATGATGAGTTCGCAATGTATGTTGTACCGAATCTTGCAACCAATAAGTTGTTACTTGGTTACAAAGGTAATAGCGAGATCGAGGTTGGTGGTATTTATGCACCTTATATCCCTCTTATCGTTATGGATTCTTGGTACAATGTTGAGAACTGGTCATGGATTCGTTCAGTAGGTTCGTTCTATGCTAAATCGTATCCGATGACTGACCTTTATGGTACAGTAACTATCGCATTCTCGTAATCAGTAAGGTAGAAACAAGGGTTAAATCCTTGTTTCTATCCTTGTACTTATATTAAATTTTATAAGTACAAGGATAGAAACAAGTCAAAAATAAATAAAATAACATAGCATAGCCCAAATTCCTAAAGGAGAAAACGATGGCAAGATATATGAGCCCAACTAAAGGGTTACTAGTATTAGTGAATGATGAAAAAGCCGAGTCCACTCAAGTAATAGCTGAATCTCTACATCTTTCCGATATCCAATACCAAGCAGTATTACGAGGTACTGGAAGTTTTACAAGCACTATCTCTACAAGCGATTCTTATCCTGCCATTAGGTATGCAACACCTGCAATCGGTTCAATTGACACTGTAACAGTTACAGGTGTCTCACTTGGTGTTGGTAACGCTGCTCTAGTTACTTTTGGAACGACACTTACTGCTTTACCTTTAATCCGTAATTCATTAGTAATTACAGCTGGTGGTGTGACTGGAACTACAAGTGATTTAGGTGTTATCTCTGGTGCTGGTATTACAAGTGGTAGTTGTTCTGCTGCTGGTGTGATTACTGTTACTTTAGCAAGTGCCCCTGCTTCTTTAACGCCTGTAACTGCTACATATACCAGAGGAGCTTATTCTACAATTGACCCTGTAACTGTTACTAATTCATACATTGGAAAAGGCGACAATACAACAACTGTATTCAGCAAAACGTTCACTGAACTGCCTATAGTTTTTAACAGCTTAAAAATCCAAGCTGGGAATGTATTTGGTAATTCTGATGTGGCCGGTAATATTACGGGATATGGAATTACAAGTGGTACAATAAATGCTGGTGGTGTATGTTCTCTTACATTCACTGTTGCACCTCCTACTAATACTGTCATAACTGCCAGCTTTAACAGAGGAGCAGCTACAGGAGCAGCTACAGGCATGGTAACATCAACTACTGATGATACTATTCAAGTGACAACTTCATTAGTCGCTATGGGTGACGGTACAACTACAACTTATGCACATACATTTACTGAAATCCCAATATTACTCAGTAGTGCGTTTACTGTTGTGACTGGTGGTGTAACTGGAACTTCTAACGGTTCAGGTGTTATTTCTGGCGCCGGTATTACAAGCGGTTCAATAACAGCGGCAGGTGTTCTTAATGTAGTATTCAGTTCAGCTCCTACTAACCATGCTCCTATAACTGCTACTTTTGTTCGTACAGTACTGTAATCAACAAATTATAACATTTTAACTAACTATAAATATAAAAGAGAGGTATTTAAATCATGGCTAGAAATAACGGACCCGTAAAAGGAATCATTACTCTTATTTGTTCTGACTCTGCTGAAACTTCAATGTACATTGCAGAGCCTATCACTGTTACTCATGCACAGTTTCTTTCATTAGAAGGAGGAACTCTTGAGGTTTCAGCTACTATCGCAACCGATGATGTTGGGGTCATTAAATATTTTGCCCCTACTGTCACGACTGTAGGTACACCAGTTGTTACTGGTACACGAAGAGGCGGTGCTGCAAAAGGTATTCTTGTATTTGTTAATAACACTGATGCTGCATCTTCATCATACATTTTGGAACCGATGATTGCAAATCAATCAGATTATGATGCGGTTAAAGCTGGTACAAAACATCTACAAGCAACTATGTTTACTGATTCTTTAGGACATATGTTTTTTGAGGCGACCATCAAATAACTAACAACATAATTTAACGAGTACCTAGCCCTGTGATAGTTCAATATCACAGGGCTTTTTTATGAGTTCATTGATTGCACGTAGATCTTTATTAGGACCATGTAATTCACTAAAACATGTATACACAGATTTTATCATTGTGGCAATTACATCATAAGAAATTAAATGTGCTAATCCTTTTAAAGAATTTGGTTTTGAAAGAAAGTAATTATATAAATGATGTGCATTAAGGCCACGAATACCTGTATTATTTAATAACTCTGTCCATTCCCACCAATCATCAGATTCACATTTATTTAACGTGTCATGGTGTATGGATTTTGCTGTATACAACAGTGTATTGTTATCACGTGTCTCTATACAATTATCAATTAGTACTGCTTTAAAAAATGCATTAAAAAATGCCCTGTATTCATCATAGGTTACATTATGAGTACATTCTGATTTAGTTGTAAGTATGGGACCAAGGTATAATGCATGCCCAACACTCTCCACACAGAAAATAAAGAATGTATAATCATCCCTTGTGACTTTCATTTCCAGATGATTATCAACTTTTTCTAATTGAAGTATAACATTACTCATACTGCACCAATTGTATAAATTCTGCACCAGTTAATAGCGGTATAGATAATTTTGTTGCTTTACCTAATTTTGAACCGGCTTTCTCTCCAACAACTAAATAAGAAAGGTTTTTATTTACTGATGAAGAGATTGTAGCACCTTTGCTGATAACAAAATTTTCAGCTTCTTTCCGTTTGAAGTCTTCAAAAGTTCCAGTAAATAGAAATGACAAACCTTTTAATGTTTGTGCTTCTGTGTTACTCGGTGGATTAAATGTAGCTGCCTGAGGAAAGCATTCATTAATAAGTTCAAAAATTTTTTTTCCATTTTTAATAAAATATGTCGAAATACTATCAGCAATAATACCGCCAATATTTTCAATTTTAAGCAAAGTATTAATGTTTGTCGCTGCTGTACAGATTCCCTCAAGACTACCAAACACAGTAGCTAAATCTCGCGCTGTCGTGCTACCAACGTTGCTTATACCTAATGCATATAGTACTCTTGGTAGTGTCATTTTTTCTTGCGAAATTCGTACAGATTCAAGCAGATTATCAGCTTTACGTTCTCCGAACCTAGGAAGTAGAAGTAAATCTTCTTTTTTAAGACGATAAAGATCAATGAATTCAGAAACTAATTCAGATTCAATAAGTAATTCAAGTGTCTGAGAACTTAATCCATCAATATTTGCAGCGTCACGTGATGCATAATGTGAAAATTTACGAAGTAATTGCGCACTGCATTCAGGATTTATACATTTTATAAACGTCTCATTATAATGCAACAATGTGTCACATTCTGGACAGTATTTTGGAAATTCAATTGTTTGAACATTAATAGGACGATTATCTACGTCTACACGTACAATCTCCGGAATTACATCACCTGCACGACGTATATACACATAGTCATTTATCTGTACATTCTTTCGTTGTATTTCTAAACGATTATGTAATGTAATACGTGAAACAGTAGTCCCACCAACAAAAACTGGTGCAACTTCAGCTACAGGTGTTATATTCCCTGTTCTACCTACTTGCCAAATAACTCTTAGAACTTGCGTTTTCACTTCCTCGGCAGGAAATTTATAAGCGATTGCCCATCTGGGATTGTTGCTTCGAAAACCTAATGCAGATTGTTCTGCAAAACTATTTACTTTAATAACAAGTCCATCAATAGCATATGGTAATAAAGGTCTATTAATTTTCATAACTGCAATATAGTTAAGGACACTTTCTATATCATAAAGACGTATGTAATCAGAAACTTCAAATCCAAAAGCCACAAAAGTTGCTAATAGATCAATCTGTGAAAGAATAGGATACCCCTCACATTCACCTAATGCGTATGCAAAAAATGAAAGTTTTCTTTCAGCCGTTACTTTTGGATCTAATTGTTTTAATGAACCTGAAGCTAAATTACGGGTATTTGCATATGGTTTCTCACCACTTTTAAGTAATGCGGTATTTATTTCTTCAAACACATCATTACGCATATACACCTCTCCTCTAATTTCAATACGAGGAATAGAGACTGGTAATTTAATAGGAATGTTAGAAATTGCTAATGCATTATTAGTTACATCCTCTCCAACTATGCCATCACCTCTTGTGGATGCTGAAGTTAAAATCCCATCAATATACAATAATTCAAGACCCAAACCATCAATTTTATTCTCAATAACATACCCATTTCGAGGTTTTGCATTTGTATCTGAAATAAATTTATTGATACTTTCTTCATCAAAAACATCTTGAATACTTAACATCGGTTTTGTTCTGGTTATCTTTTCAAAACCTTTTGTTAGTATAGGGCTCCCTACAGTTTTAGTAGGTGATTTAGGATCGTCATATTCAGGATATTGAGTTTCAAGAGTTACTAAACGTTTTTTAAGCACATCATATTCAGCATCGGTTATGCTAGGACGACTTAAAGTGTAATATCTGATATTATGGGCATTTAATAAATTTCGAAGACGTACAATAGTAGAATGAAAAGACATAGTGCTAACCCCTATTTAAATTAAAAAATGTATAGTTAATCTATTATGTACAATACTATACATAATTTTTAATAAACTTGCAAGTTATTTTTACACTAATAAATTAGTTAATACATCAAGTGTCTCAGTTTCACATAAACAATCATGTAAGCTATCTAAAGTTTTTTGTACATCAAATACAGTAATTAAATGAGTAACTTGATCTCCTGTTATATTTCTTCTATTTAATTCTTGTGATGCCACTGCTGCTATATTTGAACACACACAATTAGCATGGATATCGAAATCTTTTAATACACTTCTACGAGCATTTATTACAAATGAGCACCAATTATTTCCTTCACGTTCAAGGATGCATGCATTCCACCCCTCCCCATTAATATCATATATTTGTAATTCATTAATTTCTCTATTATTTATATGCTTTAAATATGAATGCTGATCCAATGATAGATAAGCTAATAAAGAACCAGAAATATAACACTCTCCATTAATTAAATGCACATATTCACTAAATTGTGCCTTGAAAGCATTTTGAAACATACTTCTAATATAATTTTCTGAAATACGTACATGCGTTACAACATCTTTATAAACTGGGAATGCTTGTCTTGTACAGGACAAGAAACCTAATATATGTGCAGAACCTCCGCTCGTATCGTTAAGAGTCAGTATATCTGACAAAGGAATAGGTCGATTAAAAATAAAAGGTATTTTAATTACTACATTTCTTGAAAACTCTAATTGTTTATCAGGAGATAACTTTGAAAACATAGTCTTTGCTTGTAACATACTAGTATTCCACAATGCTAATGAATCAGAAGCAAGTCTCTTTGACTTGAATACAAATGCGCCTAACATCGCTGAACTTGCGTAAACTTCTGAACAGGTATCCAATTGCTCATAGATGTATGTACGCCATGTATTAATATCAATTATATTCATTTATGTTTATACCTTTAAAATATTTAAGGTGTAGTAGGTGTAATAGATTTAAAATATGCATCGATTATATAATCGCCATAACCTTGTTTGATTAATATATCAAATCTATCGAAATACGTATGTTGTGCTGATTGATATTTGACACACGCAAGTTGATCTCTATATAATTCATTACCTAAGTTATCCAACATAATAATGTATTTAGCTGAATGTGTAAACACATAATTATTATAAGTACAGATCTTTGGGAATGTTAAACCGTTACCATCTTGTAATACTAATCCTGGTATTGCACTTATATTAAATACAAAAGAATTAATACCTGTATTTGTAAGTACAGAGGAAGGTGTAATAGGAGGAGCATTACTAGGGATTGGTAATAACGTAGGAGTACTTCCTGTAATGACTAACTTATTTATTATTAAAGGGATAAGAAATGAATCCGCATTTACAGAAACTTGAGCAGATGAAAATGTAGATGTGCATGACCCGAAAGGAAAATCATTAAATACAGCCGCAATGGCATCGCCGGGTTGTAATTTAACATCAAAAGTATACATATACTCAATTGTAAGTATTTGTGAAAACAAAATATATTTGTATGTAGTACCTCCTTGTATAAATGAAGTTCCTGCTAAAATACGTGCTGCTGGATTCATTCCTGTTACTGCTATATCTAAACCACTTACACCATGATCAAGATGCACTGATTCAAACGAAATTGCTGCTTCATTTAATGCTGTCGCATCAGTATTTACTAAAACGATACTATGCATTGGAATGGTAAACGATCCAGTTTTTATAGGGGCATTACCTATTGTATTAGTTATCAATACAGTTGATACTTGTGCAACAATACCATCGTATATATCATCAAGAATACCTTGAGAACTTGTTAATCCCATTATTAGACAATTATCAATAAGTACTGGAATTCCTACAGCTTCTCCATCACAAAAAACAGTATCATAAGGAGCTTGACATGATGATAAAAATCCTCTGTCTGGACCCATTTTGGTCCGTACTGTATTAGAGTCCATAAAAGTAAGTACTACTTGATTAAGACTCCCAATTCCTTGAGATAAAGAATTAATAGTAATGTCATCAAATTTCCATACTAATGTACCAGGATTATTAGGATTAGGAACTGCTGTAAATGCGTGTTGAATTAACCCTTTTTCAAGAGTTACTCGAATAGCTCTAAGAAGTGTACTTTGATCCCCAGGTGACCAAGCACCATTAGTAATTACAGGGGAAGGGGATGTTTTTGTAAAAGTACTATATTTAAAATATTGTTTTCCATAAAGAAAACCATCACAATAATTATATTCTTCAGGATTTGCACCATTATTTACATAAAATAAATCAGTCGATTCAATAAGTTTAGGAGAGTCTGCACCAGCAATATCTAAATTGATATAATGATCACTAACTGGCATGTATCTAATTACTAAAGAGCCTCTTCGACTTCTAAGAACTTGAAAATGGAAACCGGCTGTTAATGCGCCAACACCAATATCCAATACATCACAAAAAAGCATATCAGTATTAGCATACATACCACATGAGTACACAGTAGTTTTATCAGTCGCTACTGTATAATTCGTAAAATATAAGTCCATTTTTTGAGGGACATATGAAAGCAGCACTCCTAGAGCCGATGGTCCTATATCAAAACTAGCGGCAGTATACACGTATGAAAAATATGTACCCATACCATAAATTTGATACCCTCTACATAACGGACGAGCATATTCCCCATTGTTAACTAGGAAATTAACAGGGTCTTTGAATAATTCTACAAGAAAAGGAGTAGCATTACCCAATAAACTAGTTGGATAACATAAAGAATATGCCAAAATACTAGCATCTGATGCTGGAGGCAATTCAGTAGGTCTTGAATATTTTGTGTATGAATTTCCAGGATATATATTATAGTTTGTTGCGAGACAGGAATTACTAGGAAATGCTGAATTTGCGGAAAATGTGCTATATAAACGATTAGCAAGTTGTGTGCCAACTCTAATCTGATACCTACCAACATACGATGCTAACAAAGGAACTGCACCGGTATTAGCATCAGTAATAAATCTATTTATACCACTGTAAGTATTAGTATTTAATAAAGGAACTCCAACAGTTGTGAGTTGCCCTATCTGATAATCCCCTACAACATCTCTTTGTCCTGGATAAAATGATCCAAAATGCCCTGACATACTATGAGGGATCCCGGTAGTCACTGTTTTTAAAGCAGCATTGTTATTAGGATCTATATAAATCGTATCTAAATCACATTTAGCAAAATAAGTAGTGCTAGAACCGGTTACTAATATTGGTTGTATTATATACCCAACCGTTGGACTATCCGCTGGGCGTATATAACTAGCATATGCATTACAAGAACCTGATTTAAAATCAGTTTTAATGTAACTATTTTCAGGAACTACACCACCTTCCGGCGATTGAAATTGACTATCGATTAGTGAGAAATACTTATTTGTATCACACATCAAAAGGAATTCTCCTAAATCATCAGGAATATACCTTCTTGAGTAATGGAAAGGGGAGCTTACATTTACTATGTTTCTCCCCTCACCTACTTTATGTGCTCCTATGTGTCTATGATCATCAAACATGTTAGATGGAACTTAATTGAATAACACCATTTTCTAATTCAACTCGTAAATTCCTGGAATAATCAATAAATCCACATGAAACAGGCTCGGATATAAGTACTCCTTCACTACCAACAAGTTTTTTAAAATATTGTACCGATTGAAACCATTCCAACGTGCCTGTCATAATTACTAAAGGTACATATGTACCCGGTTGTATAGAAATAAAACCTACCATAACCCAAATAATTTCAGTATAGTCAGTGACCTCAGATAATTGTAACACACTTTTAACTAACTTTTGATAAGCAGTACTACTTTCATCACTTACAAAATCACCTAATGATTTTGAGATTGTTTCGACAGTACCTTGACGTGTCATACATCCTATATTAACTACGAATTCAACAGTAACTTTCATACATAGTCCTTAAAATAACAAAATTAATTTGTAATAATACATCGACGAGCATTTGTTTCTCTTGCTATGTTGAATACAGGTGTTTGTGAGAACCCAAATGATTTTAAATATCTTTCAGTACTTTCTTGTACTTCGCGCATTGAAAATTCAGGATGTGTATATAGGAATTTCTGAAGACAATAACTAAATGCACCTTGATACCGAGTTTTAAAATCAGCATCAATTGCAACCTGATAATCGGAACATGCTTCCAGAAGAATAGTATTCGGTACATCTATACTATGACGTGGTGTAATTGAAGGCTTTTCAGAAGTGTTTGCTTCGTTTACGAACCCCCAAAAACGCTCTCCAGAAGTTACAATATTAACGATTGTATTTGAATTGAAACCAGACACTCTGGACAAGAAATCAACAGGTGTACTAATTGTTTTTGTTGTTGATTTAAAAATAACGTCACTTGGATTTTGTCCAAAACTGAAAACTTCCCCTGCATAAGAACAATCAAATACCATCACTAATCGACAGTTTTTATTCTTTTTACTGATAATATTCTGAATATCACTATCTGTAATGCCGGGATTATAATCCCAATCAAAGTTTACAGGACATAGCACTTGATCAAAAGTATTAACACCAATATCGACAGCGTAATCTCTGTTTGGGATTTGGGCACCATTCCCACTAAAATAAAAAAGAAGATTTTGTGTCTTTTGAGTATTGCTACAGTCAATTAACCATTCTAAACGTTCTAGAATAGCGTCCGTGTTAGCTCGTTTATTTGTAAGTAGACGAATATCTTGTTCTACTACTGAATGCTTGAAGCGTAAAATATCACGCATTGCAAGCACATCATTTACACACCCTTTATTTACAATTGGATATGAGTCTATTCCTATTAAAACTGCTTTCATTGAACACATAAGTAACCTCTTAAAATAACTTTATTTAATTTTGAAATTCTTCGTCAACTACATACATTCGTACACAATGTATATCATAATTGTATGATTCATTATCTGGAACTAAAGTGAATTGTAATACAGGAATATCGTCCCATTGATACACTAAAATATTCATATCAACATCCTTAAATCTACCTTTATCATCATTTGCATTTAATGGATTATGTAATATGTCAATATTAAATACTCTTGCAAAAAATAAGCAAAGTTCCTCTTCAATTGCTACAGTGTAATAATGGGATAAATCGAATTCAGCTAAATCTTCGGCAAATACTCCTGAACGTTCGGCAGCGTGAGAAGTACTTTTGTTTGGGTATGCACAAGACATCGACATAGTGTAGCGTATCCTTCTGAATTTATTTTTAATAAATACTACTTAAAACTCTATTTATGTTTTACAGGTACGCTAAAACGATTTTAAACTCTTAAATATTTAGTATTATTCTTCCCCCATACACAATCATCCTCGTTTGATTCAAGAACTATTGAAGTTCTATGCATAACAAAATGCTGCCACTTACTCAGTTCATTAGCTATTTCAAAACCGGCATTTGCATAAACACTATTCTTCTCTTTTTTATTTGCCCATCTAGGTATTAATGTGATTCTAATTGTATCCGTGTCACTTGATACAATAGCTGTGAACCTTTTCACATTTTTTGCACACGCCTTCTCAATAAATTTACTTGGAATATCAGTTATTGCTAAACCTTTAAGGGAGACATTTAAAACAATACCTTTACACGGTACTTGCCCATCAGAAATATCGACTATTATATTCTGTATTTCTTCTCTTTTACCTCTTTTAGTTGATTCCATAACCATGCTCCATTAAAGCATTAAAATGTGTTACTCTATAATGCATTTTAGAAATATAAGGTTTAATATTAGATACATAGTATTTTGAACTAAAAGTTTTTTTATTGCCAATAACTAGTACTAATTTTTTAGGTAATATACCGTACATCTCCTCCCAACAATGTGCATAAATTGTAGTTTGTACCCAATAATCGGTTAACCATTTTTTATCATCATTATTTAATAATTTAAAATCAAACACAACTAACTCATTATCCCATTCTAAAATAGAATCTGCTCTACCTGCTAATTTAAATCGATCTGTGTATAGCACCTCTTCAACCGAGATGACTTTAGTTACATGTTTTTCAAGTATTCTTTTCGTTGTATTATTAAATATATGTTTTGATATAGGGTTAACAGATGGTTGTGTCAATTTACCCTTCAAAAAATGCTCTCCAAGTAAATGAAACTGCTCCCCCATATGTGTAGCGACTTTACCGACTCGTAAAGCTTCTACATTACCAACTCTTCTTCTCCATCTATCAAGGCCACTTTTATCAGAAGTAGCACCTAACATAGTAGTTACTGAATGGTATTTAGTTCCGTCTTCAAATACATATACACGCCCAATGTTATCATATTCGACTGATACACATTTTTTAAGATTCGACAAAATTCACCCATCGTCCCTCATCGTCTTTACACTCGATTTTTAGATTCTCAGGTACAAGTTGTGCATTTACAGCCTCTTCTACTGTTATACCACTGAGTATTTCATGCGTCTTTTGAGTATGCCAGATTTTAAATTTTGGTGAATTTATTAATGTTTGAAAGGCTTCCTTTAAATTAGCCTGCATCTCTCTATTAGATTGACCTGTAGAAGTAGCACCAGATTCAGGATGTGTCATCCTACAACAGCACATGTGACGGTTACGATGTTGTCCACCGGCTCCAGTCCCCGAAAAATAAGTAATTACAAGATCTTTTTTACTTACTGAAAACAATAATTTTTTTGGCATAGTCAACGTCTATTTTTAAATGAATAATTAGCGCATATTGCAAGAATTATAGGTATAATTACATAAATAATACAACCTATCACAAATTCTATCAACATAATTATGTCAATGCAAAAGGTATTTCATCACATGCGAAAGAAGCTTTCTCTTTAGTACCCTCACCATTATATGCTTTTGCAATATCACCTACATCAAAAGAACATGATGACGATGATGGATACAATGTACAATGCCATGCATCTTTCATCCATGCAAATGCAATATATAAAGTAAAAGGAGCAGTATCATTACATGCAGCTTTCTGAAAAACTTCGATATCTACATCCTGACTATTAATAACTAAAGCTCTATGACCGTGGAAGTATGTTGAAAAACATGCGACGTTAGCTTGTCTTGCAAATTCATTTCGTTTATATGCTAGTACGTTCTTACCTCTTTCTATTACGTCTTGATACGATAACTTAGAAGATGGGTGAAGTAAATTTCCCCATATATCATCTGAAGGTTTTAAATCCCAATAAGTAGATAACCCTGTAATATATTCTTTACTTTGATGCAAATCGTTATGTACAGCATCAGCACTTATAGCTTCAATGCCAGGAGGTACTTCTTCATATGGGTATAAATGCTCCCATATAAGTTGGCATGTTGATTTTATAGTACTAGTTAAATGAGTTGATGCTATCAAACCTATTGCTACTGAAGCATCTATTAAATTTTTATGATGTACAGCCCAGGTAACTTTAGCTGAATCGACCAATTGTTTCATAATCTGCATATCAAACGCACATCCAAGAATAAAAACAGATGATTCAGCATCTGTTTTTATTAATTGCCATGGTGGTGTATTAGTTTCATTAAAAGGTAATAATTTTACTTTTGCAAATTTTCTTTTAACTATAGCAGCAGCACAAACACCGTCAAACGTAGTACTATCATAAATGCATATCATATGTTCTCCTACTGCCAGAGTGCTTCAGATTTTGTATTTTTCACTTTTATTTGTGACGCCTCATCAAGGGTTCTTAGAAATATAAGATGTGTTTCTTGTTCTACTTCATTGATTGTAACTATGTATTTAGGCATATCAATAAGATTAAGTGAGGCATTTGGCATGATAAAGGCAATCGCTTCTTTCGTTTTTGGATCATACGCTATTTTAAATAAATGTGTTGGCACTGATACATTATCATTTCCGATAGTTTGATGAGGTGTATCATGGTAAATAGGACCTGTAATAACATACAGTTCTTTTCTATGCATTGCTGAATCTCGTATCATTCTTTCAAGATGTGACCATATATCACGATTCATGCCTTTACCTACTTGAGGAACCATATTGCTCAAGTAAAAGCATTCATTCATTGCTTGTTGATCCCATTCCATATCAGCAGATGGGGCCATATGGCCCTTATCAAAGCCACTATTTCTATAATCATTTAGTTCAGCTCTTTCACCTTTCGTAAGATCAGGATCTGGTGCAAAATTATTGGATCTTTTTGCTTCTTTGCTACTTACTTTTTCAAAAGTAAGATGTTCGATCACCCAATTAGGCGTTTTGTTATCTGAATTATGTGCTAAAAGGTATCCTTTTCGACAAAGTAAAGTTCCTTCTACACTTGGAACGCCTACAACCGTATATTCAGCACAATCTTCAAGAGGCCCAGCGTACGAGTACCCTACCATGAACAGAAGAAAACAAAATAACAATATTAAGAATTTTTGAAACATTTAAGCACCTTATGATTGAATAACCGGAGTTACTACTACACTATAGTAATCAGTTGTTTTTACTTTACATTTTTGATTATACTTTTTCAAAGGGTGATTATTACGCCATTCATCCATAGTATTACCAAAAGCTTCCCAGGCAGCCGCATCCCCTTCAGGAGGTTGAGGCGCTGTTTCATTATACTTTGTACATTCATTAAGCAATGCATCAGCTTTCTCCCAAATATCAAATACACATACAGGAAGAAAATTATCACTCTCATCAGTCTTGTTACTTTTCATTACAATATATGCTATTTCCATGGCCTCGTATAATTTCTTAGTTTTAAATGGTTTAGATGCAAAATATTCTTCTAATTTCCTTTCCATTTCAATATCTAATGGTAAACAACCTATGATGTCAACTATAGTTTTAAGCATTAAAGTCCTTTACCCTATGTTTTACTTACAAATAATCCCAGCAGGAAACCAATCAATGAATTGTGCTCTTGTAATACCCATTTTACTCCATTCTTCATGATCTTTTGTATTATACAGTAAATCTTTTACAATGTATATATCAGGGATTAATAATACTTGCATATTTCCTTTCTTTGAATACCATTGTAATCTTTTCTTTTGATACATAAACTGCAATAGACCCAAAGGTTCAGAAACATCGTAACTAAGATACTCTAAAACAGCCTCAAATTCACCTTTTGCCCATAGTTCAGGTGCTTTTTCACCAGTCATATTATCCAGTATAGTACCATCACTTAAAACGACATCGTGTAATTTACCTTGACTTCCCATTCCATCTAATGCTTTCTGAAGGCTCACATAGTGCCCTTTATAAAAAACAGGAAATAGCATCATATCAATATGATGATTGTAAGCAATATCAGCACACTCATAATACATTCCTGATTGTACTGCAAGCAATTTGAAATCAAAACTTAAACCATTCCACGTTACAAATATATAGTCTTCCTTGACTAAATCCATTAATTCAAAAACTATTTGCACACAATCATCTTTTGATAAACGTTCAACTGTATCACTACTCCAAAATCGAAAATCTTCAGTAAGACTCCATTTAGGATGAATATCTGAATCTGCTAAAGCTACCGCAGCACATGTAATACCGAGTTCTTTAAAATGTTCTTCACTATATGTCATATCATCAGGGAATGCTTGAGCTGATTCTAAATCAAATGATGCAAATTTCATATTACCTCTTTAATCTGAATATGGAGAATTGCTAAATTCAAAACCATTAGCTACTCCCACAAATAAGGCAGGAATACTTTCAGCACTGCATGTATTTATACTTCCAGTTGTATCCTTATATTTAAAATTCTCTACATCCAAAAGATGGTCCATACATGTCATATGTATTTTTGTAAATGCAGTACCTGGAATAAGCATAGTATCATTTAATATTGCGTCTCTAAGCAATAGGATATCAAGGTATCCTATACGTAAACTGCCTTGAAATTGATTAGGTCTATTGGTTTCATCTACAATGTCAAACTCACCTAATATTGTAACTTCTGATGGAAAGGGCCCCGCTCCATGTCTTTTCATATAAGGAGGAGTAACATATGTCACTTCCATTTGCTTCTCATTTATGACTCTTTCCATTGCACCAACTGATTGCATTATTTTCAAGACATTTGTAATACCAGTTCGTGCATGTGTGACATGTGGGAACCATTTGTACCCTGCATCAAGTAATAAACCTTGTGAACCTTCAAAAAGTATATTATCGTATAATCTTAAAAAAGTACTGTCAGGTAATATTAAAATGTTTTCAAGAAAAGTAAACATCTCATCGATCCATGTTTTGAGTACCTCATCACTTTTAAACATGTATTGCAAATCATCAGGTATAGAGATACTTAATTTTTGAAGTCTATTGATTGTGTATGTACGAATACGTGTTAATAAATTAAAAAGACCTTTTGAATTCATACTATCTAGTTCTGCTACATTTAAAGATACATCAACTATTTTATTACGAATAATCGTTTCATTTATACCCATACCTCGACTACCATGTCTATTATGCATTCTACTGAGTTCCAATAGTTGATTTATAAGTATATCAAAGGGAGTGGTGATTATACACTTACTATCGACTAACACTTCACTAATACTAAGACCATCGCTCCTGAAGGATAAAATATCAAGTTCTTTTAAAAATGATGAGGGATTTACTACAAAATATTCACTAAGATAGGTAGGCACATTGTCTACTGATGCGGCTCCTAAATGACTGAACACATGTGTAAACCCATTTCGATGCTCTACTGTATGCGTGGATTGGCACCCACCACTGTGCCTAACTACAATATCTGCCCAATCCCTGGCATATGTGTTGACAACTTTTCCTTTACCTTCGTTACCAAAACCTGCACCTATAACAGCTTTCACACTTTGCATAATTACCTTTTTAACTAACTAATTTTGAAAACTGCATATCCCAACTATCTATTATACCTGATTCCCAGTCTCTTGATTCATTTACAATTGCAAGACGGTATAAAGCATTATGTTCTGGTAATTCTATTAGTGGAGAAGTATCATTACTAACAAAATCCGGTAATTGATCTAATATAGGTCCACACTGCTCACACCCAGGGCATGATTGCCTCTTTAAAGGTGTCATAGTAATCTTTTCAGTATAAGTACCTTTAGTATCTAAATAATAAGTTATTCTACACTTATAAATGTTACCTTTACATTCAGGTTCAATAGTAGTTTCTAAAAGCATATCCTGTAAATTACAACTTTTCATTTATTTTCTGTATCTTTAATGTGTTGAATTAATTCTTTATTCTTGAGTATTACACATTCATCATACTTTTTATTTTCAACTTCTTTTAAATGCACAATATCTTTCAAACTACTATAACTATTATCAACATTAGTATTGGGTGGGCAGGCACAACAACTACCCAATACTAATGTGAATATGATGCATATAACACGCATCATTCAAAGCACCCCGAACATCGCCAAAATATTTTTTCAAGTGGTACCATAACTTCACGCATTGAAGGTTCTGCTGCTTGGGAAGTACGTAATTTAAAAATATGACGCCACTCTGCAAGGGTTGTGTATACTATAATTTCCGTCTTACATGAATTAGGCAAAACTGTCCGTGCTCCTTGTGGAGTAACTTTATGCATACTAAGTAACTGTAAATAAATTTTTTCTGACTCTTTACAAGATTTTTCCCACATTACACGTTCAGGAGAGGATAAATATGTAGAGAAGAAAGGTTCTGGATCAATAAATGTGACCTCATTTCCAAATTTATCATTATCATAGCGGCAATATCTTTGACTTTCTTGAATGTAGCTGGATGGTCGATGCCGCACTACCTCATGACTTACTGCTCTATTAACAATAAATTTAACAGCACACATTAAATGTTCAGAAGCAAAAAAATCAGCATGTTCATCAGCTAAATGCATAATGTCATGTTTTGTTAATTCAGTAACTATAATACTTGAATCAAAAACTCCTTCTAATGCTTGATTATCAAATAACATAGAGTTATAAGTATATAAAAAAGCAGCTATCTGAGCCCCTACAAGGGAATTTACAGAATTAATAGCTTCTCTAAATGCTCTAATAGTTCCTGAGATAACTAAATATGAATCTTGAACTGCATAATATAACTGAAGATATTTAAATTTATTTAGATTCTTTAAAATAAACGATGTTATATCAGATCTATCAGCATCTACTCTTATATGTAAATTGGCTCCTTCAATTACAGGAAAATGACCGCTATTAATAATTTTCTGAACGAATGGAACTGCTGAATCGTTAGTTTTTTTATCTTCTGATTTATAAGCAAGCCGTCCAAAATCTTCTATTTTTTGGATGGTTGTTTGATGGCTTCGATTGAGTATTTCATAAGATGGTTTTACAATTTTCATATCTGCTCCAAAATTGAAGGGTAAACATACATCATTACATGTTTACCCTTCAGTAGAATTACTGTTTTGGTGCTGCAACACCCGATTTCGCGTCTTTCCCAGACCCAGAAAACATTTTCGTAACTACCTCTGGAAGACTCCAAAGTGACAATGATGTAGGCAACTTACCATCAAATTTATTAGCCACGGTACGCAATGCATCAGCACTTGCAATAGCTTGGATAGTGTCTACATGAGGAGCTAACATACCAGCAATCGCTTTTTGTTTCTCAGCTACATACACACGATTAATAGCATCTTGAATATCAGCATCGAATGAAAACGTACCTGCCCATCCAAGATACCCTAGAGTAATACCTTTTGATTCAAACCATGTCTTTGATTTTACATTAACTGCTGTAAGAATCTTATCAGCTTCTACATTTACTTTATCCAAGGTACGAGTAGAAATTTCACTACAAACTGCGGTCTGTACAGCACCACGTCCAACTCCTTCCATAACCTCAAGTAAACTCTTTCCGTAAAACACTGAGGTAAATATAACTGCAGGTTGCGTTCTATCACCTGCAGGTGGTTTAACACCAAAATTATATAGAAACTTTGAAGCATCATCTTCAGTTACTGAAGCTTCTATTGACATTTCTACCGTGACATTTAAACCCTCCGAACTTTGGCAAGGAAAACTTTGATCATTAGTTGAAGTCCCTCTATGCTTTGATGCTGTCCACTCTCTGTTATACGGAGTCCTGTCAACAATAATTAAACGTCCTGAAGGCACATAATAATCAGACCAAACACCGGATCCTGCAAATTTAGTATGTGGGATAGTAAATCTTTTTGCTGGGATCTTTCGTTCCTCCAGATAAGCAGTTGATCCAAATTTACTCTGGCTTCCTTTATTATCACCTACATCAGGGATAAAAAACGATGACTCATTTGGGAGTATGAAATAGGCTTCAGTGTAGTCCATTTTATCATAATATGCATGTGCTGAAGTTACATTCATACAAGAAAGAAATAACAACCCTGCTACAACAGCAATTGTCTGTTGATATACTCTGAAAGGTTTATACCACAAAACACCAAGAATAAAAATGAGTATTAAAGAAGATAAACCAAGATGTCCAGTCAAGTACATTCCGATATTTGATGCCACATACGCTGTATCACTACTTTGAAATTGTGCTCCTGCCATTTTACCACTTACAAGAGTCGACCCCGTATTCAAAATAAAATTAATAAACCCAAAAATAGCAATCGATGCCATTGATAGCACTACCCTTAACAGGTAGCTCCCAAAACTAACTTCAATCTTCTTTTCCATACCATATCTCCTTTAACAATTTAACTAAAAATGGTTTGTATATTCTAGAACATCTAGAATTAATATAAACAATATACACTAAACTAAAACCGAAGTAAACAAAAAAGTGTATACTGCATATAGATAAGCAACTTCAAACTACATCAAATCTTATCTTGGGATATTATAAGGATTCTCTCTCTTATACATACTATTTTCATACATAGTCAGCACTTTAGGAACTTCACCACCTTTCTTGATGGTATTTGTATATCCACTGTTTAAAGCATTGATGAAAATCTGATCGACCTCTTCATATGTAGTAGCATTACCAAACTGAGCATAGTCAGATTCAGATACTCCTAACCCATCAGTTGGAATCGCATCTCTACATGCTTTTAAAGCACTACTAATTTTACCCTCCCCTGGTAACTGATACACATTACATGCATAATAATCTAATAGCATAAAAACTTCAGTTTTCCAAAGATTTTGAATCATCCCAAGGTCACCTACATCACCATGTAGTGTCCAAAAACCTAAAAGAAGCTCTGTGTAATTATCAGTTGATAAAACAAGCCCCTTATTTCTATGTGCTAAATTATACAAATAAATCATCCGTAAACGTGCTTTAATATTTCCTAATCGTACTGCATTAGTACCATCAAACATTTCATTAAGACAATCTGTTACCCTTTTATACATAACACTTAGGTCAAAGGTATCAAAATCAATATCAAATGCATTCCCAACAGCAGCAGCTCTATCAATTTCATCCTGCTTATTAGTTAATATAGGGAGGCTTCTCGCAATAATTTTAATATCTCTATTAAAAGAATTTTTCATACGTGTTCTGACATTGACAGCTAAAGCACAAACTAAAGCACTATCAGCGCCACCGGAAAGTCCAAAAACAAAAGATTCTATATTTGGGTATTTAACTAAATACGCACATGTATTATTTACAATCCCTTCTATAACAGGAGGCATATCGTGCCTATTAAATAAATAGTATTTCATGTTCTAGCTCCTAATTAAAAATATTTTTGATATAAGTTTCAAAACCGGCATCAAGACACATACCTTTTCCAACAGTATCAGCCACTTTAGCTACTGGTCTACCATTACATTCAACCATTTTCATAACTATTTGCAAAGCTAACAACCCTACATCATTGGTTAAATCAGTACCTATACCAAAAGATACTTTAATTCTTTTATAAAACGCAAGAAACAATTCAACCATAGTAGGGAATTTAAGCCCATCACTAAAAACTGCTATCTTCGTTCTAGGATCAATAGTGAGTTTGTTGTAATGCTCAATTAACTTATTACACCACTCATATGGATCACCTGAATCATGACGAGCACCATCAAACAACTTAGCAAAGTACAAATCAAAATCCCTAAGAAAAGCAGCAAAACCAACTGTGTCAGACAAAGCAATACCTAAATCACCTCTATATACTTCAGCCCATGCTTGAAAAGCAGCTTTTTGACAATCCTCAACTCTTGCTAACTGCTGATGAGCACAGATATACTCATGTGCCATCGTTCCCATTGCTTTAATGCCAAACATTTGTGCAAAGTGTATATTAGAAGTGCCGCTTAATAAACCATGTTCTACCATAGTCTCTAACACATACTTCTGAGCTTCGTAAGAATATCTTCTCCTAGTGCCCATATCGTTGATAAACAACGATGGCATTGCCTCTATAGGCACATTATTATTGATATATTGAATTTTGTACCTTAATAGCTCTTTGAGCATCGATTGTACATCAACCATTTCACCGTCAATACGTTGACCAGAATATAATTCACTCACAATAGCAAGCACAGGCACTTCTACCGGAATGGTAGCAAACCAGGGCCCTTTCACCGAAATTGCAAGATCGTTATTTTTGAGATATACTTTCGTATGACTTCTATTTAGTCGAAACATACGAAGAAATTCAATAAAACCTGGTTTAAAAAATCTAAGAGTAGAAAGGTACTGTAGTTCATCATCAGTAAATCGTAAAGAGCAAAAATTATCGATCTCTCTATTTACTGATTTAACAAATGCTTCTTTATCAAATACTGTATCCAGTATCTTAATATTACGACATTTGAAATCATATTGAACAGATACATTCATGTATTTTTCAAATACAACCTGCATCATTGTCAGCTTGTACAGATCGGTATCTGCTAACGACCGTATAATGTTCGTAGTTCTTAGTAAACCCATAATAAACCTCGTATCATTTGGATTGTTTCATTGCGATACTATACAATTTATTATCTGTAAAGAACCGCACAGATGCTCCTCTTTTACATAATATCATATCAGTACTTAATTGCTTATCCTTTATCATTTTAACTTTAGAGGCTTTTGCAGTACTGAATATTTCTAAAGTATCTTCATGCAATAATAACACGATTCCGTTATCCAATGCAACAAAATTCACTTGATTATAGTCATCTGTTGCAATAAATCTGTTAGAATTTTCAACATCCTTAAAATCTGTTATTACGATTAACCCATAAGCATTGTCCTTAACATGTGAAACCGACAATACACAAATACCACCCTCGTATTTAGCGTCTAACACTTTGTAATTATCAAGAACAGCACAACGTATATTATGGAAAACGCTATCTTTAATATTGGGTACAGGAATTGAAATGTATTTAGATCCAAGTAAATCTTGAACTATCATGTTCTTGAAAAAAGTACTAGAATTCTCGTGTATACTCCAAACATTTTTAGTGACTAATGTAGCAGAGGTGCTATTTTCAAGAAAATAGGTTTCAAGTAAATTACCGCCACTTCTTACATACACAGTATTATTAATAACTATTAATTCTTCAGCATTAATAGTAGATCCTACCTTAACGTCAAAATGATTACTAAGTGATTTTACAGATAATGTACCATCTTGTACTGCAACCAATACAGGCATTAACTTTTTTGGTGTATGAACTAAATAAGTACCTTTTCTAACTCTGTATGAATTCGAACCAATATAGACAGATTTCTTAGTTCTAGTTATAGGAATGTTGTTTGCATTAGAATGATACAACACAGTATCATCAAATACATCGATCTCTTTAATATCAAAGTTATCAGTAGAAACGACAATTGTATAAGTGATTTTAGCATCAACTTTCCCTACTGTAGATGGAGGGGCTAAACGTTTGCCTTTTTCTAACACATCGATAAACCAATCCATGTAATTGGAAGGGATTCTACTAAAGTCCCTTACAGACTTGGGTAATTGTGTCTGCTTATTGAAAACAGACACATGTGCTTTCATTCTGTTTTCAATGTCGAATTTTTTGAAATCTGGATGTTTTCCTTTATATGGATGGATGCCAATAAACAACTGGCAGGCAATTGTTGCAAAAGAATACCAATCAGTTAACTCATTAAAAGAAGTGGCAGTCCAGTCACGTACAGAAGGCATAATGACGGTAGCTGGGAATGACTTTGTTTGGTAGGAGTTAACATCAATAAAATAGCAATTTTTATGTGTCTTCTCGTCAACAAGGTAGTTCAATTCATTCCCGTCAACCTGAATACAAGCAGCAGCATGAATCTCCTCAATTGTTTCCTGCATGTATTTCACAAGATCAATTATAGTGTTATTTGAGATATCATTTTGTTCTATATACGTATTTGTGAACAACTTGCACAAAGGAGCAACATTAGGTGTATAGTCCATTGTAAAACCAACACGGCTTCCTTTACTGTCCAGAATAATATCCTTTGGAATCAAGACATTATTTCGTTTTATTTGCTGTAATTCCTGAATCTTCCCGTCAGGAATCATATCAGAAGGATTGTGATATATTTTATAGACGGAGCCGCCTTTTTTAAAGATCTGTGCTTCTCCTCCAGACGCCATGAAGTCAGAACCTACAAGTGTAACGGTACCTTTACCTTGGACAGTATATTTCATGATTTAATCCTCCAAAAAACAACCGATGGATAGATCATCATCGTTAACAAAACCATTCTTCTGATGTTCTTTAAGCACTTTTTTAACACGACGACTAAGAAAGGGACCTTTAGTTAACTTGAATTCTATCATATCTTTAAATAAATCAAGAAAAGCAAGTTCTTTAACTTGAGGAACTAACTGAGATTCTATACATTTAACATCTGTAATTGTTGGATGTTGCCTAGCGTACTTGATAAGATCATACATTTTTAGATACTTTGTTTTTACTAATTCCTCTTCTTTAAACATTAGTGATTCAACTCCATCACTCGCTACAATAAGAGTTTTAATTTCCTCTTCTGGTATGTCAAGAAAAAAAGGTGTAAACGCGTCAAGAAAATTAGCACCATTAATCCAATTATGTGAAGTAACTGACATCTGTACTTTATTATCAATATACTGTTGTTTACCGTTAATCCAATAACGTAAATAAGCTGGGGCGTTTGGTGTAAAATTAACTTTATAATAACATTGTGTATTATCAGGTGTAGTATAATATACATGACCATCACCATATATAAACACTTTATATCTCTTATTATATTTATAAGCTACAATAAGTGTAGCATCCAGACATTCTACAGACAATGTACTGAAATAGCTCCGTTTAGCATGTACTGCATCGGTGACAATAGTAGTTCCTAAACTGAACCAATCTACTTGCTCTAAATATTTTAAATTTTCAATTAAATAGGATAAAGCAGTATGACATAACAAACGAGCACCTATGTCACTATCAGCTGCTGACGAACAACCATCTGCCAGAATAACATAAGGTATGGGATCTGTTCCAGACAAAATATAATCCTGGCACATGGTGTGACTATGCCCAATTTTTAAAAAATTATCAACATTCATAGTGCCTACCAAAATAGAAGAAAATGATTAGAGTGGTTACATCACCACTCTAATCATTAGTGTTGTTAATAAAAGCGAATTAAAATACGAGATTTTGACTTGCACCACCTGTTCCGAGATGCTGACTCTGAGAAGAAATGGACTGACTGACAAATCCGAAGACCTTTGCAGCTTGAGCAGGAGTCATTGCTCCAATGTCTACATACTGGTCAAGTTTGAGATCGTCAACTAATTGCTGCAAATACTTGGCGACAGTTGATTGGTAAGAAGAATTAGGATCACTAAAGCCCAGGATGATGATCTTGATGGACTCCAATACTTCCTTCATCTTGATTTCCTCCAGTTTTTCCATAATAGTCTGTGGTCCAACTGTTGACGAATTATCCATACCATCAGTGAATATAAAAACAATAGCATTGGAACTGATATCGCCAGATTTATCAAGAATTTCAGCATACCGACTACATGCAGATACTGCATTATAAATTGCATCATACAAACAAGTAGATCCTCCAATACTAGGAGAGGCAGAATACAGATTTTCATCAATATCATTCACAGGTTTAAAGCCATGAATTTCCTGGATAGAAGCACCAAACCTGGTAGAATGTACCATGAGTTTGTCGGAACGTGGATCTTTCTTACAAGCGAGATTAACAGTTTTCATTCCTGCTGCCATAGCAACCCGACAACCCCCTGTAGAAGGACTTACATCTTCAGCAATTGATACCAAAGTGTACTCGTCTTCAGGATTAACGAGGTCTTCCGGATCGATACCTGAAAAACTGAAGGCATTATTATCGGGGATTTCGAATTTTGTCTCTTCCATAATATGTACTCCTTAACTAGTAGATTAAAATTGAATTTACGCGAGAACTTTAACAGTAGTGGTGATGTTCCCACCAGCCTGCACGAAGTCATTGATAAATGCATCACCAAGATGTTCGAATCCAGGAACATCAGATGTAGCATCTTCAAGGATATACATTTTTCTAATATATGCAGGATCGGAAAAATTAGCCATAATATCCCTAACTGTATTTGCAACACAATGACTGCGGGCCTGTCCACCGATGAGCACCATATCAGCTTCCTCGAGAGGTACAATGAGGCCCTTCATGTTCAACTGAGTGGTAGGGTCTTCCGGAACTTCAACTTCTGCCTTAACTGCAGAATAATGTTCAGTTTTAAAACAAGAACCCTTGGTAATTGGACGGAAACTACGATATGTATCACGCTCCCACTTATGAATGGATTGCATGATTTCAGGATTCATAGCCCAACCTGGGGTACCAATTAAACAATGGTAAGGCCAAATGAACAAAGGATAACGACCTCCATCCTCCAGAGTTTTAGCATAGCTTTTAGCCCAATCCAGCATATGTGGGTCTACTGGAGTATACACACCGTCGACAATATCCGAATATTTAATAAGTGTAAAAGGATCGACGATGTTGCTGTCACTCTTCTTCCAGAACATTGGATGAAAAATCTGATACTGAGAATGGCTGTCAAAAGTCGTATAAATACGAGTAATTTTTTTGCCTAAACGGTCAATCATCTTAGCAGTGCGAGTGCAATCAGCCACCGCTCCTGTTGAGGGGTCGGAAGGCACTCCAACATACAAAGCACCTTTTGGATCACAAAAATCTACCTGTGGGTCAATAATTAACAATCTTACGTCCATAACAATCTCCTTTTCTTTTTGTTTTTAAATTAACAACTAACACTTATGTAAAACACTATACACTATTCGTAGAAGTAATACAAGATAAAAATACACTTTATTTTAATGATCCTTGTATTACAATGTATAAACTATCTGGTTCCTTGGTATTAGTTAACGTTGTACACATCTTAATTTCAATAGTAGTCATTTCATATATTGGTAGTGCTGGTCCACATGTAAGATTATGTTCTTGTCTTCGCTGTGGGGCATCGTCTTGATTATTAGCACAACTACTTACAAATAAGAAACATAAAAATACAAATTTATTCATGAAACTCCATAAGACTACCATCACCATTTGGAGTAGTTAATAACAGGTACTCAACATTACCTTTCTTTGTTTTGCACTTCCGAATTTCATATTGTTGCAAATTTAAGTCAGTAGAGAATGGTTGTTTGCTTTCACAATCAAACATAGCTGAGTGTATACTTTCCTCTTTAAGTTTCTTATTATAGTCATCAGAACGTTTAACAAAAGCTCCAGCGATAACTACTAAAACCCCTAAAATACCTAGAAATATTAATGCATTTCCGATTTTCTTTAAAATATTTATCATACTCGATCCGGACAATATTTTTTAATAAGATAAGCAATCATATCTCTATGATTTGGCATCACTATATCTAAAGTAAGCTCAGTATACATATTAAACCATTTTAATTCACATATATCATCATTTGGAATAGGCAGACCACTATATGTAGACAATGTAAATAAAACAGTAGTTATTTTATCAACCTCATTCTTATAACGCCAATCATCAATAAAAAATGATCTTTCAATATGTAATTGCCCTGGTTTAACACGAAGACCTGTTTCTTCCTGCAATTCACGAACAGCTGAGGCTTCAAAGGTCTCACCAGGTTCTGCAAAACCCCCAACTAATCTATACAAATCTTCATGTGGTTTACGACCTAAAAGAAGCAATTCTGAAGATTTATCTATAACAGCAATATCAACTGTTGGAACTACTCTTGGATATTGATTAAGAGCATACCAAATAGCCCCAGCTCTGAAATCAACTGTATCTCTAGAACGGGCAGCTATTTGATTCCTTATAACAGTTCCAGAAATAATGACCTTTTGCATTATATTTTTGGTGAGGTATGTACCATGATATGATTTAATGAAAGAATCACGACTCCCATAAAGTATAGTGGTATCATGCTTATCGGCAAAAGGCTTAATAATAGTATCAAGCTTTTTTGACCATTTAATATTATCACCTATATCTTCAATATAGGCAACTTTAGCTTTAGGGAAATGAGAAAGGACAAGACTACAACGAGTGCTAAAATCAAGAGGATTGTTCCTTGTACATTTACAAGGACTTAACCCAATAATAACAAGCATCGTTGTACTATTATTGAAAGCTTCTTGAAATAGCTCTAAATGACCTTCATGTAGATCGTCTACTTGAATACGAGCAATAATCACACTTAGAGATGTGACAGGACGTTCACCCATTACAATACCTCCTTAATGCAGTTACTCTAAACTAGGTTATCTTGAACTTGTTTAGAAGGTTTATGTTTTGTTTATATCTTATGTATACATTATCTAGAAATTAATTGCAATAAATATTTTAATAAAAAATGAGGGGTTCCAGATATCCTTCCGAAACCCCTCTGCTTGTATAGTTTTGTTTACTCACTTACATTTTCAGTCAATTAACAGATGTTAGATTTATAAAGCCTGCTCTACCACTGAGCTACTGCTCCTCTATGTACATAAGGTATATTTTTATGTACATAGAGGAGCAGAATGGATTCGAACCACTGACAAGCAATGTTTTATCTACTAATGCCTAGTAATGCAGTTTTCAAAATAAAATTGTTGAGACAAAAGAATAAGTTTGATAATAAATACCGGTTCAGACGGTTTTGACATTAATAATGATGCTGTCTCAAAAATTATAGTTACTTACTACCTTCACCATTGATGAATTTAATAAGTTTTTTACCAATATTACCCCCTACAACTTCTTGCATATTAGCTCTTTGACGAGCTTGTTTTACAGCTGAGATAAGTTTGTCGATATTAGTGAGTACCTTATGCTTTTCAGCTGAAGTGAACATACCTGACCAAACACTCTTAACAAACTTACCAGTAGGTACCTGCTCCTGCCATTTCTCAATTTCTGCTTTATGGTGTTCAGTAGCCTCATAAAGTACCTGAGACCTGAACTTTAACTCAGTTCGTAATTTTTCTTCAGGAAACTTCATACGATAGATACCCTTCCCAAGATCACTAGCCTCTTCCCAATCAATACCTACTTGAAGGGTAGGTATGTTAGCATACACCGATCGTACTTCTTTTAATTTAGTTTCAAGACCTAGAAGAAATGTTGCAGGTACATTCTCAGCAAGAATTTCACCATCAACCACAATGTTTGCTACTGCTTTTTGATTTGTTGATTCTTTCTGCAACATTATATCAAAACATTTAACAATTGCCTTTGCAGTATAGTCGAGACGTTGTTCCACTGTTGAAGTTAGGGCTTGATTTTCCTCAGGATAGACTGTTTTATCATTGTCATCAAAAACAACCAACTTTCTATGAGAACCCTGAAATAATGCTGATTTATCTTTGAATACTCTGTCAGTTTCCGACATAATTAATTTCAACTGACCTTGAACATCTGACTCTACAGCCAACAACTCGTGCATGTGTGCCATGATTCTTACTCCTTAACTTAAAATTAACAATGATTTTTACTAATTAAAAAACAATAGTACTACATAACTAAACAAAATACAACAATTAATTTACCAAGTAATAGTAATAGATATACTTCCCATAGTAGTATCATTTGATTGTTTTATTCTATGCACCTGAATAGCGTGTACAATTTTAGAGTGGTTACAATTCACCGAATATCCAAGTAGATTTAAAAGATAGACAATTTCATATGTCGGATTATCTTCTCCAAGACTGTCATTTATATTGTATGTTAGCTCACAAACATACTGTTGTTGATTCGATGTATCTATATGGGAATAAATACCCTGCATAATACTTGTGAGAATTATTTCGTATTTTTGCTTGAGGCGGTTAATTACTAATTCTCTTTGATACTTTTGCATTTCATCTGCATTACGTACAATATATACTGCACCTACCATTTTATGCCTCCACAAGTGACATTATTCCATTAATATAATCAATTACAACAGGTTTATATATAGGGTCATAATTACCGTTACAAATAGTAGCATTTACAAACAATGTCCCATTCATAAAGACAGACCCTCTTCCTTCGTGAATGTGCCCAAAAACATGGAGTTTTGGTTTGACTTCGAATACTCTTTGTCTAAGCATTTTGCAACCTTCATTCTGCATTGCTAGATACCCTCCCCATTTATCATATAATGGAACGGTATCTAGAATTTCAAAAGGAGGACCATGTGATACTAAAATATCAACATTATTTGGTATTGCTTCGACTCTAGCTTTTAATTGCTCTTCATTTCTAGGCAACATAAAAGCCCAATCGAAAAACTTAGGAGTCCAAGGCGTTCCATACACTTTTATACCACTAGCAGTTGCTGTAAAATCATTTGGTTCCTTTACATAGGTATAAGAATCACACAAATAATAAATATCACGTGGTATTAATGCTTCAGGATTAAATTGCTGAAATCCCCAATCATGATTCCCTGCGATAAGTATTTTATATCGATGAGGGAGTTTTTTAAACCAACTAATAAAAGTGGTTACCTCCCCTATTGATCTTGTTGAACATATATCACCACAACATATTACTACATCACCATCAGGCACTTTCATGGTACCATGTTTAGTGTGAGTATCTGCAAAGACAACTATTCTCATTTACTTTTTACGCATTATGTAATGATCATAAGGACCAGTTTCAACAATGACTTTAGTGGTATTCTTCTTTGTCAATGTATTAAATTCTTGCCATAGATCTTGGTTATGAAAGCCCACCACAAATTCACCATTAACAATAAGACATTCCCCAAGAAAAAATAAACGTTCATGTTCCTCTGGTGTTAATCTTTTTAAATGTTTTTGATGCATTACGTATCCTTTAGTTTTATTTCAACATTATTAAAAATAACATCGACCGCGTTTTTAATGGATGCAAGTTTTGGAAAATTCTCTAGTACTTCAATACTCGATCTTTTAACTGCACCCATATTTATAATATTTAAACGGTGTTTTTCTGGCAATGTGTCCAACTCTTCAGTTGTATATTCTTTTTCTCTGATTACACGTTTGACATAAACACCTCGTTTAAAGAACCACGGGTAATCATTCCAATTAATACCTTTCTCCATAAGCATGTCTTGTTTCTGTTTACCATTTTTATTCATTAATTGCTTATGAGAATACACAGATGATGCAGCTAATGTAACACTATTCTTAGTAGCATCTTGCTCACGCCATATTAACACATTTACAGCTTCCTGTAAAGTAGGAACTTGCCATACACGACAATCAAACAAGGCAAACGATTTATGCCTAAATCTATCATGCAAAATGATTTTCTCAGCCATCAATTCATTAAATTTCATCGTAGTCATAGAAGCTAACACAGAACAAATCTTTTGAAGTTTACCATCAAAAAATATTTGAGAGGCATGCGTGTCACTGTAATAAATTAATGATATTTCATCAGATTGTGTATACCCTATACAAGCTTGTGTTTCTTGTACTAAATACCTAGTAACGTTTATCATTACTGTTCTAAATTCAGTATCGTAAGGACGATGTAACCCTTTAGTCCACTTACTGAAATTCTTACCATCAAGTCTAACACATACTGGAAGAAGAGGCATACATCTAGGAGCACATGCCTTTTCGAACATTTTCATTCTGTCGCCTAAATCATCCTGCATAATAAGTACCTTTACTATTTTGAATGTACAAGAACAGCACCGTTTGCTTTTGCAAGTTCATTATGTATTTGAAGAGCTTTTCCAACTACACATGAGGCATATGAAATTGGAAAAGCACATGCTTCTTTTTTATTAATTGTTTTTTCTAAATCTAAAAGAAAAGACTGTTGATATAATATAAGACTATGTAATTCCTCTAAAGCACTTTTTTGAAATTTTTTAACTAACTCATTAGATGTAGTCATTTATTCCTTATTTATTTTTAATAAAACGCCCCTTGGCATCTCTTTGTGGTTTGACAAATTCAGTTTCTTTCTTTGAGGACTGTTCAAGCCGTGCTTTCACTCTCTCCATAACAGTTTCTCCATGAATAGGGCATACACCACTATGTACATGATATGAAGTGCCTAATGAGTCCAAATTATCTATTTTTGGACAAGTACAAGCTGGGAAATCCCAAAAATAATGATAGTTTTGATCCAAAGGAAACCCCCAAAGACGTTGCTGTTCAAATTCGAGTTCATCAAACATTTTAGCTAACATTCTAAGAGTTTCTACATTTTCAGTATTCTCTGCCATGATAAATATAACATTTTTAAGTTGGTGTGATTCAACTAAAGCAGCATAATTCTTACTAGTAAGTTTTTGTTGTTTAACAAGTGCTGGGTTTAAAAATGATGTGTATTTACGAATATTATCCATTATTGCTTTACGCATTATCATTTTCTCTTTCATAATATATTTGCTATCCTCCTAGCTTCATCTGCTATTTTTTGTGCTGATGATAATCTACTTGTGCCGTTATTTATATCAGCTACTATTGTGTAAGGAGAATTAGGGCGTGAACACAAATAATCACTTACTCCTGTATCTCCTTCTTTATATCCCCAAACATCAAGCATGAGGCATTTTTTACAGTTCTCACGGGCAATAAAACAAGCAGGGCAATACAGTCGTTCACGAATAGATTTTTTAAGATCTTCATTACGAACAACTGTGTTTAAAGCTTTCTGTTTTAGTATAATGATGTGTACTAAGGCATCTTTCCTAAGAAGTCTGACTATTTCGTCCCACATATCAGCACAAATTAGCATTAAATCTTTTTTACTACTCATTATCTTTTCCTGACAATATTCGAGAAAATTCAGTCTCCATAGTGATACCCGCTTTTTGTTCAACTATAGGAATATAATCAGCAACATCGATAGTCCAAGTGCCTTCTAACTTGCGTTTAGATGATTTGATTTTCTGCTCAACAATAACTGAACCGTTCTCATATTCAGTGGTTGTCCTAGTCCCATCTCGTTCATCTCTATCCCAACATAACAACTGAGGCAATGGTAATAAAGAGTTAGGGCAACACACTTCACAGAATCTAGTATCATACCAATCGTGGTCAATACGAGAATCATGTATCACAGCAACCCTATCAGACAACACCATTATTTTAATTGGGAATGAAATAACTTCTCTTCTTATCAGTTCTTCCAAATTTTCATGATTAAAGTTAACAATTCGATAATGTTTACCATTACCCACTTGTACTGAAAAGCAGTTCCCTGACGGAAGAGGGTATTCAGTATGAATATTCCCTACAAGTGTAACACTTGTTACCGCTATAGCATTTAACACTATGTATGGTGTGTCTTTGAATATATTGTACATATTAGTCCTTATGTATAGTGTAATAATTCATAATAGCTGTGAGTTCAGCTAATGTGGTATTCAACAACTCTAAATACACATCGCTTCTTTTGTTATGCCCAGCAATTTCTAAAGCAGTTTCCTTTAACTTATGCTGGGCACTTATGTCGTGCATACGGACAAGGAGTTCTTCTAGAGATATTGACTTCTGACTCATCGTTTTACATTAATCAGAGGTGTAACATGCTCAACAACTTCAACAAGATCCTTTTGCTCATCCATAACTGTAAAAATGTCTTTGTATGCTCCAGGTGCTTCATCCAACAAACCACCTGGATCATTCGAAACACCACAAACAACATCTTTCATAGTGTTAACAAACTTCAAAACATCAAGAATTCTTTTTGCTTGTTTTCGTCCTAAAATACGCCCAGCTCCATGGGAAGATGAACACAATGAATCAGGATTGCCTTTACCTTTTACAATAAAAGAACCGTCTCGCATATTCCCCGGAATAACACCCAACATGCCATCTTCAGCATGCGTGGCTCCTTTACGATGAATCCATAAACCGTCTCTTAACTCAGCATGATTATGATTGCGGTTAATGAACACTGTAATTCTATCATCATGTGTTGCATCATACGCTTGCTTTTTAATAGGATGTGTTATTAAATCACGCCCCTTAACATACACAAAAGAACGGAAATTTTCACCAGTTATACATTTGTATACGCAATTAAGAACGTCATTCATAATGACTTCTCTATTTATCAATGCGAACTCAAGCATAAACGCAAGGTCTTTAATATAATTTTTTCCGTTTACTGAGTTTATATCCAATGGATAAGATCCTTCTTTTGATCCAGCGTCTGGTTGAGCTAACTCCATGTAATGGGTGGCACAACCGTGGCCAAAGCCTCTTGATCCTGAATGTATAATTACCCATAAGTAGCTCTCTGAATCTAGCCCAATTTCGATGAAATGGTTACCGCTCCCAAGGGACCCTAACTGCAATGCCATTTTTTGGTCCATCCGAGCCTTTAAAAAATCAGAACACTCAATCTCAAATTTATCATAAATCTGCCTTGATGACATAACTGCTTTCTTCCGATACACACCTACACCTAAAGGGACGGTATCAGTAATAAGTGTGTATATGTCACGAAATGTTGCGATGCTCTCTTCAGAACCAATATTATCTAGTTTAAAAAGGGTTTTAACAGCACAGATACCGCACCCTATATCGTAGCCTACCCAAGGAGGTACCACTACATCTCGCGTAGAAACTACACCTCCGATAGGCAGGCCATATCCTAAATGTGCATCAGGAAGTAATACTCCTCTAACTACCCAATCATGGTCTAATGCTGAATGCATCTGATTCAAAGTAGCACCATCAATACTATCAGAAAATATATTAAGGTTATTTATTGTATACATACATTACACCAGCTGTCCTTTTAATAATCAATATTTCGATATTGAATGCCATCTAAAAGAGAATCTTTAAATACATCATCAACTTTTAATTTTTTAATATATGCAAGAACTTTGTTCTTAGCGTCCATTCGTTTATCCTTTTTTGAAACTTCATCAGGACTTTTAGGACATTGATAGCACCTCACCCTATCAATATCTATAAAATTAGGAGACCATCTGATAATAGCACCGCATTCAAATACCCGAGTCTCATTCCAATGTCCATTTGTATGTTGTGATTCTTGTGTTTCAGATTTTATTCGAGAGCCACAAACGGGACATTTCTCGTCTTTAATTTGATAAAGCTGCATACTCCACCTATATATTAAATATGTTAATGCTATTAATCCCCAGACCCACAATCAGAAGAACTACACCCACTATCGAAAGAACTAGAAGAATCAACAGTGCTAGATGTATCACTATTATCGTAATTTCCACTAGCTCCACTTCCTTCAAATAGCCCTCCCCCACTAGTAAATTCTTCTGTGGGTAGAACTACATCATCCTGTATTTCAAAACATCGATCTGGCACTTCATACTCATCATCGATAGCAGCTTCTGTAACTACTATAGAGATGAAATTTGTGTCTCGTAAACGATTTACACGTACATTCCTATCATTTTTAGTAGTGTAATTTTTATACATGACTTTTTGTTGTGATTCTCGTTCTACGTAAAGAGCATCTCGTATTTGCTTCTCTTTTTCTTGTTGAAGACGTATATTTTTTTGCTGTTTCCAATACCGCCAAAAAGAAAACAAACCATACAAAAATGCACCTATAAACATACCTGCTATAATTAAATCGACTCTAATAGTCATATCATTCCTTATCAGCAGAGATTTCAAGAGTTACATTGAAAGTCATTCCATTTTTCTCAATTACTGCTTTTTTAATATTTGGGTGACGTATAATCCCAAATAATTTTAGTAATGCTGTACTTTGAGTATCTACAAATCCTTTAATTGATTTAGTATTCTTCTGCACAGTATCATCCAATTCTTTGATTCTATCAGGCTCTATTTGAGACTGCTTTTCAATTATTGCTGATTTATGATTGTGCTCTTCTACTCTTGTACTTCTAGCAGCTACCTTTTTAGCAATCCAATAAGCATTTGTTATTTTGCTATACTCTCGACGAACACTATCAACAATAGAATTAAACTTATCTATTTTACCTCCATTATAACGAATAAAACGATGTCGACCCGAAACTTTAAGTTCAATAAAAGGAGCTATTTCTGGTGTATTCCAAAATGCTTTAAAATATCTACCAGCGGTAGAATTACTAATAGGGTACCCTTGTTTTCGTAAACTGTCTCTAAAAGTTGATGATCCAAAAGGAACACCAGGACGTGACAAAAGATGCATAACTGCATCCTCAGCTGCTAATGAATACCGTTTCTTTGAATGTTTAATCATGTCCATCTCCTTTACTAGTAGAATTACGTAATTCGATTTATTTATTTTTGAAATTAAAAACAATAGAACCTGAAGATGTAAGTACCGCATTCTCAAAATCTTCCCTTTTCAATAACTCTATAACAACTTCTATTGTATTTAAAGGAAGAGTAATACTAGGAGATGTACTAATATCAGGTAATGCGTCAAATTTCTTTTTTACTTTTGGTACATCTTCAGAACGTGTCTGAGGTTTTTCGGTGAGAGCTGCATTGACTCTTTTATCAATCCCTTTATCACTTTTATCTTGTATAATACATTCCTTGACAAAGGTACAAAAATTCTTTTTATTCAATCGAGCATCTAATATTACATTTGAAAATGCTCCTTTATGCCCAGATGCGTCTTTATTAACAATTAATTTATATGTAGTGGTTATATCAGATACAATTTGGGACTTCTCAGTGTCTAACAATGTTGCATATAAATTAGTATTAATATGTTGTAGAAATAGAGTACCACTAACAACTGAAGGTTTAATGTATTCACGGAAAGAATCCGTCAAAACAAAAGACATCATATACCTATATACTGTAGAAGTACTAACTTTTACCCCTTTTTCCTGTACTAACTTTTGAAACATAGTAGAATTTATATCATATCCTGACAAACCAGTAAATGTGTCGATCATCATACTTGGAGCAATTCTCAAGGCCCTAGTTCTTCTTGATATCTTTTCTTTTAATGGTAGTGCTTTCAGTGCTTCTTGTTTTTTCGCTATATAACGATCCCTCTTTTTCACTCTATAACGATCTTGATATATTTTATCAATATTTTTGTACTCACTTCGTACACTATTTTCAATTCGTTGAAATTCTTCAATGCTTGTAGGCATTTGTGCTGCTATGCTTTTTATACCTATACGAGTAGAAGTTGATAAATTTGTAAGATAAGGACGTATTGCTTTTGAATTTATGATAGCTTTTATATACAAAGTAACAGTAGATCTACTTATCCACACATCCGCCTTTCGTAAAATATTATAAAATATTTTACCAGTTAATAGGACGCCCTGATTCTTAAAAAAATGCTGGAGTACCGATTTAGTATGATATGCCCCATTATTTGCAGTACTGGAAAATAATGTTGGGGTATTAATATAAGTAAGCAATTCATCACATTTTTTCTCTACACATGCATTCTTTTTTATGTGAAATTCGCGATTAATTTTTGTATACATTTTTTCTAACTCAGCAACCAGTCCAATTTGTAAAACAGTACCATTACTTTTTAAAAATCGAGTTCTTCGAGTTTTTATACAAAGAGAATTATTAGAAGAAGTAACAGTCGCAAAAGATTTAAAACTTTTTGAAGCACTAACTGCCCAGAGATAATTATTAGCTACATCTACGCTTACATTATAGCCTTCTTTTTGCAAACTACGTGCAAAATTAGTAGCTCTAAATGGAACGCCAGGATATTTTAAAAGGTGTGCTGTTACTACTTCGGCATTAATTTCTTTTACACTCTCAGAACTTGGCATGGATAACTCCTTTAGTAAAATAGTAGATAGTAGAAATTTAAAAATCTAATTACACTTTACACTATTTATAAATCAAATACAAGCGTTTTTTACACTTTATACTATGTTTTTCCCAGAAAATATGTAACATCCACCACCTTCAATATAATGAGGTCCTAAATCCCCGTCAATTCTAAAAGTTAAACACACATGATAATGATCACATAATGCATATGAAACCCCGTCATATCTCATACATATTTTGACTCTATTAAATCCTTCAATCACAGATAATTTTTTATGCTCAACACTCCAATTTTTTTGAAAAGTACTTTTAGCTAAAGCAGTGCATTCATTACCACAATATTTTATAAAATGAGTCCCGGCTAATTTTGTGTACACGAAATCTTTCCCACATCCACTACATAATGCATGTTCCTCTCTAGGAAATATTGGCACTCTTGTTACTTGACGATGGGCTACACATGTACATTCATTGTATACTGTAAACCCTCTTGACATTAGACGTTCTTTCCCACACTTTGTACATTCATACACCCAAAACCATCCTCTTCTATATGACGATGGGCTAAAACGAGTCATAAATACAGGGTATAAAGGTATAAAAGTACTATTAATTTCTACAAGTGGTATTTTAGGTGTTTTAATACTAGGTTCCCAAATAGTACATTTTGTGTAATCCATTGATTTCCTTTTCTTAATATGAACAAAGCATAAACAAAAATAGTATTATTTCTATAGTAACAGAAATATTAGGAAAGTTCTACACTTTTCTGTAGTAAAACAAAAATCGCAGAGTAGGTAAGCACCCACTCTGCGATTTGTAATAGTATAAATAAAAATTATTTAAATATTAGAAAAACATCAAAACGTGAATCAGAGGTTATTGGAATAGAAGGATCAGTAATACTTTTACCCATATCAATTAAATCTTCAGAAGCAATACCTACAACAGCAGCTAATTTTTGAATGGTTCTTTTTGATGGTTTATTTCCAGCATTTTTAATTTTGTGAATACATGAGTAACTTATATTCGCTTTCTTTGCCCAAGTACGTATACTTTTTTCTTTATACATAAAAGCAACATACTGTAACACATTTGAAATATCTTTTGTAACAGTCACTACGTCGCATTGTTTTTCTTTGTAATATTTATTAATAGGACTGTCAAGTTTTAGAATTTTCCGAATCTCAATTTCTCTGAGTTCTTTCGAGAGATTACCTATCTCTAAAAAATATTGATATGTTGATCCAAAAGCATTTGCTATTTTACTTAACACTTTCTCACTTGGTATTGCACCAATTGAATCGATTCTACTTAAATGTGGAAAGTCTATCCCTGATACATTAACAAGGATTGTTTTATATGAAGGTATATTAAGTAAAGTAACAATATCTCTATATGTTGTCAGTACTTTTTTTCTTTCATTAATAATCGAATCATGCACTAACTGCTTACGATCATTCTCAACAAGATATGAAGAAGGGTTATATGTATTATACTCAGTTAAACCAATAGTAAATAATTCATTAAATGTTGTATGTAATCCATCCACAATACTTTGGTACATAGTGTAATTAAAAACATTATTTGGAAATTTAGTAAAATTCAATATTTTATTAAATGTCCCTGAACTCATATCAAACATTGAAGCTATACTTAATGACTGTTCAATTCCTTTAATTTGTAATAATTTATTTAGACCTAAACCTAAAAGAATTGACATATTGCGTTGATCGGAAAAATCAGCATTTGAAGTATTGGTGAAAGGTACAACTGCTATCTCATTTTTTTTGAAATCAATAGTGTCTTTTAAATTATAAATTGTGGTATCCAGTGTCGCAAAATCACTTTTATGTACACATTCTCCCATCGTTACGAATGTTTCATAAGTAGTGCCATATAACGATGCGATAGAATTAAGTAATTTAGAACTACAAGAAACGTATTCTGATAAAACCTGCCTTAAATAGTTACTATTTATATGTAACTTACCAGCAATTACTGAACACGCTCCTTTAGGAGTTCTTCTATACATATAGACAAATCCAAGAAGAGCTCTATATGATTCAGTTAATTCGTATGTTAAAATTTTCTCAGCCTCTTTTTTAGGTAATTGTATTTTATTGATCCCTAAATTAAAAAATTCAGTGGTAGACATAGATGCATTAAGACGTAAAAGAGTCCTTTCATAAAAGGGAAGAAAGCTACCACTCTTTGACGTGCTTACACACTTATGTAAAAAATTACCTGCATTTAATTTAGTATGCACGATAGCCTCTATCGAACTAGAGACAACTTTTCTAAAATTTGTATGATCTTGCATTGTATACATATGAACTATTTGTAGTTGAATTTGTGGACTTAACTAATTAACTTTACGAGTATGATATACAATATAATATATTAAAAATAATTATGCAATAAAAAAATGCATACAATACTAAAAATAAAAATTTATGATTTTTAAACTAATGGATTATAGCACATGTTTTATTTAAAAATGAAGTGATATCAAATACTTTCCCTTCATCACTATATTTTTTTAGTATCTCAATAAACTGTTGTTTCTCCGCTTGAGATTCTATAATTTGGTTGGTAAGGTTTTGATTTTCGTGCTCTAGTAAATATTTCTCTTTTCGTAACTTTAAAATCTTATTTTCGTAATCAGTGACCCTATGTAATGCCACTTCGTACAATTCAATTAATTCATATAATGATTTTATAGTAATTTCACTTACATTAATTGATTGTTCTAAAGTAGAACAGGCTCCTTCTACTCTTGGTAATCCTTCTTCTGCTATTTTTTGAATGAGTGCGCATGATTCAGGGCATCCCATATCTTCTCCTTTTAATCTATTAAAACAACATCATGTAATTGTAAATACAAATCTTTATCTATAGTTACCATCTTATATACTATGTTTTTATTGTCAATCATTTCTTTAGGATGTGTATAATGAATGTGTGCTTTGCACACAGACATAATTATATCTAGAGAATATGAAATCCTTTTATATGAACACATAGGGCATTTAATAAAATAAACCACTACTTTGTCATCTAAAGAAGCAATATCAGTTATCTCTGATAGTTCTGATATGTTCATTCTGTATAGCATAAATTCTCTTATAAAAATAAATTCTAATATGTTATGATTATACATAAATACAAACAAAAATGCAATGAGAAATTAGCGAAATCTTCTTAAAGTAAAACATAGTAAAATAAATTCTTAATCTGCATAGGGTATGTATGTCATTTAATACAACTGATTTAGTTTTATATACAGCTACCAAAAACACCTCTGATTTGAGTAATGGCGGGGTAATGTCCTCAAATATTGCTGTAAGTGGTGTACAAGATAATATATTCCCAGATGTTTCCGATAATGAGAAACTAAACGGCAGTACCACATGGCGAAAAGTCTTCTGGAAAAATAATAACAGTAGTAATTTAGCATTACGAAATCCTATTGTAGCATTGACACAATATACGTCGGGTAATGATATTATTGTATTTTGTGAAGGTAATAACACTGATACACAATTAGATATACAAAACACAACTAGATTTTATGGCTCTGCACAACTTAGAATCAGTGTGTCAGCTGGAGCAACTATTTTACAAGGCACTTTAGAGAATGTAAATATAGTAACTTTTGTCACTGGTGATAACATACGAATTGGAAATGCTACACAAAGTGAATATTTTAATAACGTAACAGTAAGTATAAATAATTTAAATATAGCAATCACTTTACATGCTGGTGATTCTATACAAGGCACATATACCTCATCTACTACTGTAATCAGTTCTATTTTGCCAGTTAATGATTTAATTACAACATATGATGGATTAACAACTACAAGTTCCTCTGGTATATTAAATATCTCAGAATACGATATTGATACAGTTAATCTTGGAACTGCATACCAAATTTGGACTCTTTCTTTTTATAATTCAACTCATTTCACATTACATGGAGATTCACTTGGGTATGTGGGGGATGGGAATATAACAGAGAATTTTATCCCTTTAAATACATTAACGAACGCCCCTTACTTTGTATTGTATTATGGGATTTGGCAGGGTACCTGGAATACAAATGACACTGTAACATTTGTAACATACCCTTCAGCTATTGCACTTTGGTTTAAAAGAATTATAACCGCTGGAGATACAAATACTTATACTAATTTTAAACATATACTTAGAGGGCAAGCTGCCTCTTCTTAATAAAAGGGATATAGTAAATAATGGGAAATGTTAAAATATTTCGTTCTACTGATGCTGGTGCTCCTACACTTTATGGGAATGCAGGGTACTTAATTCCCATTTTAGATGCATGCCTTGTAAACGGTTATGGGCAACAAAACGTTACAAGTCTATCAAATAATGCAGGTTTAGTTACAGTAACTACAACTTCCAATCACTTACTCACATCAGCATCTAGGCAGACTATCGCAGGATCTAGTGATAATGCATACAATGGGGAGTTTGTAATAACTGTAACTGGTGGGAATACATTCACATATACTACAACAGGAATTACTAATAATAATCCTACTGGCACAATCACCACTAAAACTGCATCTGCTGGATGGACTAAACCGTACAACACAACAAACATTGGTGTGTATCGAGGTGGTTCTGGTCTACAACATTATTATA